TCACCAGTTCCTGCAATTCAGCTGTACGCGGTGGCGATTCAGTGCATGAACATTGCTGCGAAACGCATCCATCAGCCGCCCGATGGTATCCAGCTCCCGTACGCCAGCGGTTTCCGGGAAAGGGGAGTCAATATCACCGTCCAGCAGCCGTTGCAGCGCCTGCGTTTGTTCGGCAAGTGGACGCGTGACTGAGCGATAAACCACGCGCCAAAGGATCAGAATCGGTGCGCAAAGTGAAACCATCCCCAGCAATAACAGGCTGTATTGCCCGCGTGCACTGGCTTTTTCCAGATGCGCCAGTCCGTGCTGATTACGCAGCTCAATGGTGTCGACCAGCTGACTGACTTCGCTACTAAACTGCGCGAACTGGGCGATGTTATTTTGTGCGAGAGTTTGTAGGTGATTGCTGATTTCACTGTCCTGCTGATACAGCGCCAGCAAATCGCTATATTGGCTAACGGTAGTTAACGTTGTTGCGACTTGCGCACGAACACCCGGATCTTCAATGCGTATTTGCCGACGTTGCAGAATTTTCACCGCATTATTGAGCTGCTTTTCCAGCGTTGGTGCATTTTTCTGGATCTGCTCCAGCCCCAGATTCATCACCATTTGCTGCACCCGCAGAGCGCTAAGGCGCAGTTCATTCATCTGGTTAACATACTCAAGATCGATATCAATCAGCCGATCGAGTGCACTTTCAGCAGCCTGACGCTGATCTTGTTCGATCAAATCGTAAATCCCGGCCTGGGTCGCTCCAGCGGAAGTTGTCGCATTATTCGCCTGACCTTGCGCCAGGCGTGCGATCTCATCGGCGGCAGCGACTATCTGCTGACTGAGTTGCCGTTGTTGCTGGCGTAGTTGCAGACGCCGCCCCACCAGTTCCCCTTGCTGACGTAATGAACGGGAGATCTCCTGCTCCTGTTGTTCAATAGCGGTGGTATCAAAACCTTGTTCCCGTAACGCTTGCAGCAACGCATTAATCTTCAGGCTTTGTGCGGTGAGCATTCGCCCCTGCGCCTGCCACATCTTTTCGTTATCGGCACTGGTCAGGTTCTGCGCGGCGAAAAGTTCCCAGGCGCTGGCTTCGCTCAACTGGCGCGCCATATTCATGGTAGGAATCAATGCCTGAGTGTTGTCTTTTTCCACCTGGCTGATAAAGCGCAGGTTGTACCATCCCACCAGGGTACTGGTCAGGGTTAACAGCGCCATCAGGGCAAAGCCCATCCAGAGTCTTCGGGTCAGGGTTAAATTCACGGTCGGTGCACTTAAGGTGAATAAGTTGTATATTTAAAATCTCTTTGACTATCAATGAATTAGTATAAGAAGGTCATTATTAGTCAAAATAAAATCATTTGTCGATTTCAATTTTGTCCCATTCCCGTCCACGGCTGTCCCTATACCGCGCCGCCATTGAATCTGATTTATGCCCGAGAAGGCGTTGAGCAAACTTATCGCCAATCTGGTTCCGGTATAGCCTCGCCGACAGGCTACGCAGTTCATGGAATGTTGGCGGGTCTCCATCAAATGAGAGTCCAGATGCATTTCTCGCCTTTGTAAAATACTTTGATACTGTTTTCGGGGAAAGCGGATCGTGATGCTTTGATGCAATTATTGTTTCACTGCCGCTGGCCTTCCTGCATTTCTGTAGTGTATCAGCCAATGAGATATTGAGCGCGTCAATCCTTAGCGTCAGCGGAATGGCGAGCTTAGCCCCTGTTTTACCCTGTTCAATGTGAAGATAGTTGTCGTTTATGTCTGACCATTTCATTCTGCACAAATCGCCGACTCTCTGCCCTGTAACGACAGCCAAATCCATCGCCAGTCTTAGCCAGATTGGGAGAGGTTCGGCTGCATGGTAAATCTCGACATACTCATTAGCTGTCAGCCTTGAGCGCCTTACTTCTGACTTTGCTGTGCGGGTTGCTGTTACCGGATTCGTTGCTACATGCCCCTCGGCTATTGCCTCACGAAAAACGTCAACAAGGGTTGACCTGATTAATTTTGCGGAAGCCGCTTTACCTTCTGCTACGTAGGTGTTTAGCATTGCTGCCACCTCTTTCGTTGATATGTCAGCGAGCGGTTTGTCCGGCAATTTTCTTCGGATTGCCCTGATTTTGCTGGCGTAGTCGAGTAGAGTTTTCGGCCTGATACCCCTCTCGCTGAGGATTGTTTCATATCGGTCAAGCCACGCATGAAGAGTGACTACGTCAGCGCCTTTAATTCTGTCTATCAGTGACTCACGCCTGTTCTCGGATAGCAACTCAATATTGGCCTGAATAGCCTCTGAAACTGCTATCCTTCTGTCTCTGCCTAATCCGAACTCTTTACCCGTCCTTGGGTCCCTGTAGCAGTAATATCCATTGTTTCTTATATAAAGGTTAGGGGGTAAATCCCGGCGCTCATGACTTCGCCTTCTTCCCATTTCTGATCCTCTTCAAAAGGCTACCTGTTACTGGTCGATTTAAGTCAACCTTTACCGCTGATTCGTGGAACAGATACTCTCTTCCATCCTTAACCGGAGGAGGGAATATCCTGCACTCGCGTACCCATCGACGAACTGTTTCAAGGCTTCTTGGGCGTCGCTGGCGTGCGTTCCACTCCTGAAGTGTCAAGTACATCGCAAAGTCTCCGCAATTACACGCAAGAAAAAACCGCCATCAGGCGGCTTGGTGTTCTTTCAGTTCTTCAATTCGAATATTGGTTACATTGTTTTCATATATGAATAATAAATTAGCTTTTTTCGTTGCCTTCGCGTTCTTTATTAATTTTGACAAACTCGTTTTTACCACGCTCTCCAAATGCGTCTTTAGAGTCGTTGTATCCGCAATCGCAGCACACATAATCACCAGACCATCCACGCATTGTTTTTTCTTTTGCAATATTTCCAGAACCGCATTTTGGACAAGACATATCACTAACTCCAAAGCATGAGTGAGATGACAACGTAACATTGATTGGAGATTAACAATAGATTGCTGATGTAAAAGATATGTATAAGCTTCGCTTTCAAAGTGGAGGCTCTGGTAGCGGCATCCAGTGTGACGGTTTCCACGACGCACCAGGAATTATCCACCCATCATTAGCGTCAGGATGCCCCGGGATGTAAGTCGCCCATTTCATTCGCCAGTCACCTTTCCTGCCAAACTCCACGGCAACAAGAACGGCTGTTTTTGTATCCGGCATTCGCTCACTACAGCTTATCCAACCATCCGGCAACTTGTAAGCCGTCGTTACAGGTTCGGCACCATGAAGCATGGCGGCGATGTTGTTTCTCTTGAGAAAGTTAATACTTTTCAAGGTATCTTCCTCAAGCGTCGAACCGGTGTAGCCATTGGAGCAAGTTTCAGCACGTTTATGATGGTACCTTAATGCAGCAATGCATTTTCTTATCCCGTCACGGTATATTTCCTCTTCCTCCTCAAGCTCAGCACTGATTTCGACATCCATATCGTGAAGCATTGCTCGCTGCACCTCAGTCAGGGGTACCGGCGCTGGCGGGACGGCGTAGACTTCAATAATCCCATTATCAATAGGCCATTCTCCATCCTTGAGGTAGTCACTTGTGCCGTCAACTTGCTGTTCTGCAATGTGGAATGCACCTATTGGTTTTGCTTCCAGCGATGCCAGAGCAATTCGTGCCAGTTCTTCCGCTTCTTCTGCTGGCAGTACAACGTTGCTACCAGGTCCGTATGTTTCGCGCCACTGCTTGATTGTCAGTAGTCGCTCTTTGGTAATAGTGGTCATATCACTCTCCTTTGATGCAAATGCCAGCGGCGCGCTCGGCTTCACTTTGTTCCCAAAACCACTTGTGAAGCGCCATAAGCTTTTCGTCAATCGGTGCATATTTGCGATTAAAGTAGGCCTGAGCATCTTTCTCAGATTCGTCCGGTAATTCGCCAGGGCCAAACAGTGTGTTATAAATCCATGCTAGTCCGCTCTTAGCGTCGCCAGTTGCCTGCCATTCGATAATGGCAGCCTGCATGACCAGAATGTTTTTCCCGATTAATAGGTCCAGTTCTTTGTACCGGTTGCGGATGTATGCATTCTCGCTTTGTAATTTTGCGTTGCGCTTTTCTGAGGCTTCAAGTAACGCCTGCTTATCGCGTAGAGCTTCTTCCAGTTCAGCAACATGGCATTCACTATCAATAAGGTTGTTCTCTGCTGCTTCAAGCTCAACACGCAGCTTCCCAACCGTAAGCGCAATCTCCTCGTTCTCCTGGTCGCGGCGTTTGATGTATTGCTGGTTTCTTTCCCGTTCATCCAGCAGTTCCAGCACGGTAGCCGGGTTAGCCTCTGCTATGAATTCAGCGTTTGCATAAGCCTGAACATCTGTTTCAACCAGGCAGTTAACATGACATTCCGCAATCACACCACCGGGTTCTCCTTTCCATTTTTGGCAAACAAAAACTCCTGTTAAATTGCCGTGCTGGTTAACAGATGTATGCCCTACGATGTAGCTTCCTTTAGTTGCTTTCTCTGCCTTTTCACGCAGTGCCTGATAATTAATTTCGCTCACTTCGAACCTCTCTGTTTACTGATAAGCTCCAGATCCTCCTGGCAACTTGCACAAGTCCGACAACCCTGAACTGCCAGGCGTCTTCGTTCATCTATCGGATCGCCACACTCACAACAATGAGTTGCGGATACAGTCTGGTAGTTCAGGCGACGCATTTTTATTGCTGTATTGCACTGTAATTCTTCAATTTCTGATGCTGAATCAATGATATCTGCCATCTTTCATTAATCCCTGAATTGTTGGTTAATACGCTTGAGGGTGAATGCGAATAATAAAAAAGGAGCCTGTAGCTCCCTGATGATTTTGCTTTTCATGTTCACCGTTCCTTAAAGACGCCGTTTAACATACCGATTGCCAGACTTAAGTGAGTCGGTGTGAATCCCATCAGCGTTACCGTTTCGCGGTGCTTCTTCAGTACGCTACGGCAAATGTCATCGACGTTTTTATCCGGAAACTGCTGTCTGGCTTTTTTGATTTCAGAATTAGCCTGACGGGCAATGCTGCGAAGGGCGTTTTCCTGCTGAGGTGTCATTGAACAAGTCCCATGTCGGCAAGCATAAGCACACAGAATATGAAGCCCGCTGCCAGAAAAATGCATTCAGTGGTTGTCATACCTGGTCTCTCTCATCTGCTTCTGCTTTCGCCACCATCATTTCCAGCTTTTGTGAAAGGGATGCGGCTAACGTATGAAATTCTTCGTCTGTTTCTACTGGTATTGGCACAAACCTGACTCCAATTTGAGCAAGGCTATGTGCCATCTCAATGCTCGTTCTTAACTCAACAGGAGATGCTTTGTGCATACAGCCCCTCGTTTATTATTTATCTCCTCAGCCAGCCGCTGGGCTTTCAGTGGATTTTGGATAACAGAAAGGCCGGGAAATACCCAGCCTCGCTTTGTAACGGAGTAGACGAAAGTGATCGCACCTACCCGGATATTATCGTGAGGATGCTTCATCGCCATTGCTCCCCAAATACAAAACCAATTTCAGCCAGTGCCTCGTCCATTTTTTCGATGAACTCCGGCACCATCTCGTCAAAACCCGCCATGTACTTTTCATCCCGCTCAACCACGACATAATGCAGGCCTTCACGCTTCATACGCGGGTCATAGTTGGCAAAGTACCAGGCATCTTTTCGTGTCACCCACATGCTGTACTGCACCTGGGCCAGGTAAGCCGATTTTATGGCCTCGAAACCACCGAGCCGGAATTTCATGAAATCCCGGGAGGTAAACGGGCATTTCAGTTCAAGGCCGTTGCCGTCACTGCATAAACCATCGGGAGAGCAGGCGGTGCGCATACTTTCGTCGCGATAGATGATCGGGGATTCAGTAACATTAACGCCGGAAGTGAACTCAAAGAGGGTTCTGGCGTCGTTCTCGTACTGTTTTCCCCAGGCCAGAGCCTTAGCGTTAACTTCCGGAGCCGCACCGGTGCAAACCTCAGCCAGCAGGGTGTGGAAGTAGGACATTTTCATGTCAGGCCACTTTTTTCCTGAGCGGGGTTTTGCTATCACGTTGTGAACTTCTGAAGCGGTGATGACGCCGAGTCGTAATTTGTGCCACGCATCATCCCCCTGTTCGACTGCTCTCACGTCGATCCCGGTACGCTGCAGGATAATGTCCGGTGTCATGCTGCCACCTTCTGCTCAGTGGCTTTCTGTTTCAGGAATCCAAGAGCTCTCACTGCTTCGGCCTGTGTCAGTTCTGACGATGCGCGAATGTCGCGGCGAAATATCTGGGAACAGAGCGGCAATAAGTCGTCATCCCATGTTTTATCCAGGGCGATCAGCAGAGTGTTAATCTCCTGCATGGTTTCATCGTTAACCGGAGTGATGTCGCGTTCCGGCTGACGTTCTGCAGTGTATGCGGTATTTTCGACAATGCGCTCGGCTTCATCCTTGTCATAGATACCAGCAAATCCGAAGGCGAGACGGGCACACTGAATCATGGCTTTATGCCGTAACATCCGTTTGGGATGCGACTGCCACGGCCCCGTGATTTCTCTGCCTTCGCGGGTTTTGAATGGTTCGCGGCGGCATTCATCCATCCACTCGGTAACGCAGATCGGATGATTACGGTCCTTGCGGTAAATCCGGCATGTGCAGGATTCATTGTCCTGCTCAAAGTCCATGCCATCAAACTGCTGGTTTTCATTGATGATACGGGACCAGCCATCAACGCCCACCACCGGAACGATGCCGTTCTGCTTGTCAGGGAAGGCGTAAATTTCTTTCGTCCACGGATTAAGGCCGTACTGGTTGGCGACGATCAGCAATGCGATGAACTGCGCATCGCTGGCATCGCCTTTAAATGCCGTCTGGCGAAGAGTGGTGATCAGTTCCTGTGGGTCGACAGAATCCATGCCGACACGTTCAGCCAGCTTCCCTGCCAGCGTTGCGAGTGCTGTACTCATCCGTTTTATACCTCTGAATCAATATCAACCTGGTGGTGAGCAATGGTTTCAACCATGTACCGGATGTGTTCTGCCATGCGCTCCTGAAACTCAACATCGTCATCAAACGCACGGGTAATGGCTTTTTTGCTGGCCCCGTGGCGTTGCAAATGATCGAAGCATAGCGATTCAAACAGGTGCTGGGGCAGGCCTTTTTCCATGTCGTCTGCCAGTTCTGCCTCTTTCTCTTCACGGGCGATCTGCTGGTAGTGACGCGCCCAGCTCTGAGCCTCAAGACGATCCTGAATGTAATAAGCGTTCATGGCTGAACTCCTGAAATAGCTATGAAAATATCGCCCGCGAAATGCCGGGCTGATTAGGAAAACAGGAAAGAGGGTTAGTGAATGCTTTTGCTTGATCTCAGTTTCAGTATTAATATCCATTTTTTATAAGCGTCGACGGCCTCACGAAACATCTTTTCATCGCCAATAAAAGTGGCGATAGTGAATTTAGTCTGGATAGCCATAAGTGTTTGATCCATTTTTTGGGACTCCTGGCTGATTAAGTATGTCGATAAGGCGTTTCCATCCGTCACGTAATTTACGGGTGATTCGTTCAAGTAAAGATTCGGAAGGGCAGCCAGCAACAGGCCACCCTGCAATGGCATATTGCATGGTGTGCTCCTTATTTATACATAACGAAAAACGCCTCGAGTGAAGCGTTATTGGTATGCGGTAAAACCGCACTCAGGCGGCCTTGATAGTCATATCATCTGAATCAAATATTCCTGATGTATCGATATCGGTAATTCTTATTCCTTCGCTACCATCCATTGGAGGCCATCCTTCCTGACCATTTCCATCATTCCAGTCGAACTCACACACAACACCATATGCATTTAAGTCTTTCGAAATTGCTATAAGCAGAGCATGTTGCGCCAGCATGATTAATACAGCATTTAATAAAGAGCCGTGTTTATTTAGTCGGTATTCAGAGTCTGACCAGAAATTATTAATCTGGTGAAGTTTTTCCTCTTTCATTACGTCATGGTCGATTTCAATTTCTATTGATGCTTTCCAGTCGTAATCAATGATGTATTTTTTGATGTTTGACATCTGTTCATATCCTCACAGAAAAAAATCGCCCTCACATTAGAGGGCAAAGAAGATTTCCAATAATCAGAACAAGTCGGCTCCTGTTTAGTTACGAGCGACATTGCTCCGTGTATTCACTCGTTGGAATGAATACACAGTGCTTACTCGTACTAATAAAATACCCAATTTTCTGTTTCTTGGTTGTGCCCAAAGTTATATTCAATATCTGGTGTTGATGTATCAATATTCTTCATCCCATCAACAAGAGTTGATACAACAGCCAAATCTTGTTTGATTCTCATTAAATGGTATTTCTTCCGGCGCAATAAACTCTCAATGGCAAGTTTCTTCGTTGGGAATGCAAAAGATCTTTCTGCATTTTTTGCTACTTTCTTAATTGCATATCTATTTCTCCTTTGTTTCCATTCCTGTAACCACTGATTTGGTGCTGGTTTAAAATTAACAATCCAATGCGCAGGAACCAACCATGCATAATGCTCTGTCTGATGAAAAGCTATATATTGAAGTGCGAATATTTTTATCCCATCTTCTTCAACTGTCGCCTGGAATCTCCAGAAAACAGGCATTCCATCATGTTCAGTTTCTGATTCAGGAAAAGGTACGCTCCATGATTTTGTCATATCTCACCTCAAATAAGTGGTTTGCTGCCTAATTTCATTTTCTGGCGACCAACACAAGTCACACCCATTTCACTGCGTGGCTTGCTGTAATAAATTCGGTTAGTTCAGCCAATAAAAAACCCACCGAAGTGGGCTATGACCATTTTTTATTTGGATTTCGTTGGTGAGCGTGATTAACAACTCTGTGCATTACATCCTCATATTTTTCATCTTCAATTTTTTCGACATCGCGAGGAAATGGTGTTGCTAATGCTTTGTCAACTTTGTCCATTGGGTCTTCATTAATCTTATATTCAGGACCGTCATCTATAGCATTAAATCCAGGTGTTACACCGTTTTTTAATGCATATGCTATCCTCTTTTCCCATCTCGCTATTCTCCTCCTGTCTCGAGATGTAAGACCTCTATCAGATACTTTTCTGTTTTGTCCGCGGTCAGGATTAACATAAATAGTCTTTTTCACCATAAGCATACTCAATAAGCACCGTACGGTAGTTTACTGTACAATTTTATTTTTTGGACTGCATGTATTTTGTTTCCTAATGGGTTTGAATCCTTGTAATAAATACTTCTATTTTTTCGAACAACTTCTTCTTTCTTCTTGCAGCAAAGGCTTCCTAGTGATGCTGCTTTGTCTGCTCTGACGCAACCAGAGAGCTTTAGCGCAATTTTTCGCGCCAGTGCTTCATTACTGCGTCGCTCGGCAATAAGTTCTGCTCTGCGAGCTTTGTAGCGGCTTTTTGCCGTACCTTTGGATTCTTTCCAGACAATGGTTACCATGATGGTCTCCTTTAAGTGGCTTTGGCGCATGACGCGTCGAGGTGCTTATCTTCTCGATCGCTGTCTTGCAGCTGCAATTCGCGCCATCCCCAAAACCACTCAAGTTCTGGTCTCAACGGTTAGGTTGAGAGTTCGTCGATGTTAAAGAGCCTGCCAATCTGTTCCGTTTGGCTTCCAGCCTCCTGCTGACGGCTTAAATTTAAGACCTCTTAATTTGTTGGTCAAGTGCATTTTTGAAGAAAACTTAATTTTATGGGCGCGAATTTAGTTTGTCTTTGATTTTTAACGGGAAATAAAAAAGGGGCGAAAGCCCCTTAAGGAAGGTTTGCTAGCTTGGCATCAACGACAACGCCAATGATTTTACAGTTCCCATTGATTTCAATCATTGGGTATTGTGGATTGAGTGGTTTCAGGAATTTTCTACCGGCATCAATAACTAACTTTTTGAATGTCGCCTCGTTTTCTCCTTCAAGTTTGGCGACTACCAGCTTTCCATTACGTGGTTCGACTTCTGGGTCGACGAGAATAATCATCCCTTCAGGAATACTCAGTCCTGCCGGGGCAGTCATTGAATCACCTTTAACGTCGAGCCAAAAAGAGTCTTCAGAACAATCTACCGTTGTGTCGTACCAGTTATCTATTGCACGCCTATGATATGGCTCTACAGCTTCCATCCAACATCCTGCGCTTACCCAACTAATTAGAGGATACGAACCTCTTGGATCATGCCTGCTGTGATAGGCAATGTTTGAAAGACTATCCTCTCCTTTCAACAGGTAATCAGGGGAGCACTGCAAAGCCTTGGCTAAGGCCAATAGGTTTTCGCCATTGGGCTCAGTTTCAGATCGCTCCCATTGGGAAATAGCAACATTAGACACGCCAACCATCTTGCCAAGGGCAGCCTGCCTAATCTTGAGTTCTTTTCTGCGAGCGCGAATACGCTCACCCATCAGTTGTGTATTCATAGTTAAGACATCTTAAATAAACTTGACTTAAGATTCCCTTGGTGGATAATTTAAGTGTTCTTTAATTTCGGAGCGAGTCTATGTACAAAAAAGATGTTATTGACCACTTCGGAACCCAGCGTGCTGTTGCTAAAGCACTAGGCATTAGCGATGCAGCAGTCTCTCAGTGGAAAGAAGTTATCCCAGAGAAAGACGCCTATCGATTGGAAATCGTTACAGCTGGCGCCCTGAAGTATCAAGAAAGTGCTTACCGCCAAGCGGCATAAGTAAATTGCTCTTTAACAGTTCTGGCCTTTCACCTCTAACCGGGTGAGCAAACATCAGCGGCAAATCCACTGGGTGTGCCGCTATATATCAATATAGGAAAATTAACAAATGGAAAGAACAAGTTACAGCAAACTATCACAGCGTGACGTTGATCGCGCAGAAACAGATTTACTTATCAATCTGTCAGCTATTACCCAGCGCGGTCTGGCAAAGATGATTGGCTGTCATGAATCGAAGATAAGCAGAACGGACTGGAGATTTATTGCTTCGGTCTTGTGTGCTTTCGGAATGGCATCAGACATCAGTCCGATTAGCAGGGCTTTTAAGTATGCGCTTGATGGACTCACCAATAAAAAACGCCCGGCGGCAACCGAGCGTTCTGAACAAATCCAGATGGAGTTCTGAGGTCATTACTGGATCTATCAACAGGAGTCATTATGACAAATACAGCAAAAATACTCAACTTCGGCAGAGGTAACTTTGCCGAACAGGAGCGTAATGTGGCAGATCTCGATGATGGTTACGCCAGACTATCAAATATGCTGATTGAGGCTTATTCAGGCGCAGATCTGACCAAGCGACAGTTTAAAGTGCTGCTTGCCATTCTGCGTAAAACCTATGGGTGGAATAAACCAATGGACAGAATCACCGATTCTCAACTTAGCGAGATTACAAAGTTACCTGTCAAACGGTGCAATGAAGCCAAGTTAGAACTCGTCAGAATGAATATTATCAAGCAGCAAGGCGGCATGTTTGGACCAAATAAAAACATCTCAGAATGGTGCATCCCTCAAAACGAGGGAGGTTCCCCTAAAATGAGGGACATCCCTCAAAACGAGGGAAAATCCCCTAAAACGAGGGATAAAACATCCCTCAAATTAGGGGATTGCTATCCCTCAAAACAGGGGGACACAAAAGACACTATTACAAAAGAAAAAAGAAAAGATTATTCGTCAGAGAATTCTGGCGAATCCTCTGACCAGCCAGAAAACGATCTTTCTGTGGTTAAACCGGATGCTGCAATTCAGAGCGGCAGCAAGTGGGGAACAGCAGAAGACCTGACCGCCGCAGAGTGGATGTTTGACATGGTGAAGACCATCGCACCATCAGCCAGAAAACCGAATTTTGCAGGGTGGGCTAACGATATCCGCCTGATGCGTGAACGTGACGGACGTAACCACCGCGACATGTGCGTGCTGTTCCGCTGGGCATGCCAGGACAACTTCTGGTCCGGTAACGTGCTAAGTCCGGCCAAACTCCGCGACAAGTGGACCCAACTCGAAATCAACCGTAACAAGCAACAGGCTGGCGTGACAGCTGGAAAACCAAAACTCGACCTGACAAACACTGACTGGATTTACGGGGTGGATTTATGAAAAACATCGCCGCACAGATGGTTAACTTTGACCGTGAGCAGATGCGTCGGATCGCCAACAACATGCCGGAACAGTACGACGAAAAGCCGCAGGTACAACAGGTAGCGCAGATCATCAACGGTGTGTTCAGCCAGTTACTGGCAACTTTCCCGGCGAGTCTGGCTAACCGGGACCAGAACGAACTGAATGAAATCCGCCGCCAGTGGGTTCTGGCTTTCCGGGAAAACGGGATCACCTCGATGGAACAGGTTAACGCAGGAATGCGCGTAGCCCGTCGGCAGAATCGACCATTTCTTCCATCACCCGGGCAGTTTGTTGCATGGTGCCGGGAAGAAGCATCCGTTATCGTCGGACTGCCAAACGTCAGCGAGCTGGTTGATATGGTTTACGAGTATTGCCGGAAGCGTGGCCTGTATCCGGATGCAGAGTCTTATCCGTGGAAATCAAACGCGCACTACTGGCTGGTTACCAACCTGTACCAGAACATGCGGGCCAATGCGCTGACTGACGCGGAATTACGGCGCAAGGCTGCCGATGAACTGACCTGTATGACAGCACGAATTAACCGTGGTGAGACGATACCTGAACCAGTAAAACAACTTCCTGTCATGGGCGGCAGACCTCTAAATCGAGCACAGGCTCTGGCGAAGATCGCAGAAATTAAAGCTAAGTTCGGACTGAAAGGAGCAAGTGTATGACGGGCAAAGAGGCAATTATTCATTACCTCGGGACGCATAAGAACTTCTGTGCACAGGACGTTTCCGCGGTAACAGGCGCAACCGTAACCAGCATAAATCAGGCTGCGGCTAAAATGGCGCGGGCAGGAATCCTGGTCATTGATGGTAAGGTCTGGCGAACGGTGTATTACCGGTTTGCTACCAGGGAAGAACGGGAAGGAAAGGTGAGCACGAACCTGATTTTTAAGGAGTGTCGCCAGAGTGCAGCGATGAAACGGGTATTGGCGGTATATGGAGTTAAAAGATGACCATCTACATCACTGAGCTAATAACAGGCCTGCTGGTAATCGCAGGCCTTTTTATTTGGGGGAGAGGGAAGTGAACGATAGCTACCGACAGTTTGAAAACTGGTGGTCAAAAGACAAAAGCCAGTTCACGGGAGACGATGAATTAAAAGAGTTTGCCTGGGTGATATGGCAGGCATCGCGCTCTGCTATTGAACTGGATATCGACTGGCCCGAATCGAATGACGACCTTTGGAAAGATGGTGAAGAAGGTGCTTATGCGATGGGTTATGAGGATGGGCGTGACAAAACGGTAATTGCAGTAATGAAAGCCATCAGGGCCGCAGGAATCAAAGAAAAGAATTTCGATTAAGCAAATATCACTTCAATAAATCGCTTTTAAGGCATCACAATCGCTCTGTGGTGAGGTAAGCACGTGCAAGGCATGCCAATAAGCAGCGAGAATGAAAAATGCGTCAGAATGCGTTTGAGGAGGTTTTAAGAAATGAGTACGATAGCTGAGCTTGTCAGGGCTAATTTTCGTGAAGAGTTGGTGCGTTGGTATCGGTATCGTTCATCGTCCAGTTTGCCGCTTGATGAGTTGTATGAGCATTCACCTGCCGCACGACGCTATCCGCGTGACCGTGTTCTTCGACGGTTGTTCAAACTCAACAATGAGTTTCAGCGCAACAGAATTATCCGGAGTCTGGATTTTAAGTGAAGGAGTGAGCATGAGCGACCTATCATTAACCCAGCCAAAGCTAAAAGAATGTCCGTTTTGCGGCGGTAATGCTCGTCTGTGGGTTGAGGCCGGAATAAATATTGATGTGTGGGGCTATGCAGAATGTGACCTCTGTGAAGCCAGGGGGGCATGGGCACCATCAGTTGCTGCGGCGGCTGAAAAATGGAACCGGAGAGCAGGAGATGAAGCAAACCTTTCTGCTTCGCAACGAAGCAATCAGAAATAACGCCATAGACGCCATTCTCTCACTACCCATCGACGACAAGTCACCCCACGAAGTCCACGTTAAAGAACCCAAGCGCAGCAAAGCGCAGAATGACCGCATGTGGCCGATGCTGAACGATGTTTCGCGTCAGGTGCTATGGCATGGTCAACGGCTGGCGCCGGAAGACTGGAAAGACCTGTTCACTGCCCTGTGGCTTAAGACCAAAAAACTGGAGCAAAGAAGTGCGCCTGGTATCGACGGTGGCGTTGTCATGCTTGGCGTGCGTACCAGCAAAATGCGAAAGGCCAACATGACTGAGCTTATCGAAATCATGTTCTGGTTCGGCTCAGAGCGCAACGTGCGGTGGAGTGATGACTCCCGGCGAGAGTATGAATGGTCACAACGAAAAGGTAGGGCTGCATGACTATCAAATCAAATACACCAGCACACGACAAGGACTGCTGGCAAACGCCGCTTTGGCTTTTTGATGCACTGGATATTGAGTTTGGATTCTGGCTGGATTCAGCTGCGAGCGACAAAAACGCTCTGTGCGCTCACTGGCTAACTGAGGTCGACGACGCGCTCAATTCTGAGTGGGTAAGCCACGGTGCAATCTGGAATAACCCACCGTACAGCAATATCAGGCCGTGGGTGGAAAAAGCCGCTGAGCAGTGCATACAACAGCGACAGACGGTAGTGATGCTTGTGCCAGAGGATATGTCAGTCGGATGGTTCAGCAAGGCTCTGGAGAGTGTCGACGAAGTTCGCATCATCACTGATGGACGGATTAATTTTATCGAACCATCGACAGGGCTGGAGAAGAAGGGAAACAGCAAAGGCTCCATGCTGCTGATTTGGCGACCGTTCATCAGTCCTCGACGAATGTTTACTACTGTATCCAAAGCGGCATTGATGGCGATCGGGCAGGGCGTCAGGAGGGCGGCATGAGGCGACAGCGACGAAGTTTCACCGACATCATCTGCGAAAACTGCAAATACCTTCCAACGAAACGCTCCAGAAATAAACGCAAGCCAATCCCAAAAGAATCTGACGTAAAAACCTTCAATTACACGGCTCACCTGTGGGATATCCGGTGGCTAAGACATCGTGCGAGGAAAACAAGGTGATTGACTAAAATCGAAGTTACGAACAAGAAAGCGTCGAGCGGGCTTCAGTGTACACTGAGTGGATTCTATCTAGGCTTAGTGCATACAGAAGATTGCTGGTAAAGGACATGCCAGGCAAAACGATGAGGACTGATATTTATGAAAACATCTGATTTTTTACTGTTCTTGCATGCGGTACAGGAAGGGCTTTGACCGGGCATTTTATCGTGAATATTTTCACTTGGTATTTCTTTGGTTTTAGAGATTACTTCACTCGATGGGTTTTAAATAGTTTTCGTCGGTTTATCGGGTGCAAGCCTGATATGAGAATTTATAAAGATGAAAAGAATTGATTGTTAATGTGTTATGAGGTTTTTTGTTGTGAGTTTGTAATTTGCTTTTATAGAAATACATTAAGTAAATATAATTAAATATTCAAATTGTATATGTATGCGACATGTTGGTGTTTGGTCGCATACACTGTTGAATATTTGGCTAATGTTATATCAATGTAGAGTTAAAGTCTAACACAACATAGACTCTCTATATGCTAACGTCTTGACTATAACTGCAATTATTTTTTCATTAACTTCGTTACCCATGCTTAAACGCGAAATATCTTTCTCATGAGTTTTGTTCAAAAATATCAAGAAATTTTTCATTTCGTTTGGTAATGTATTTAGTTTTGTTTCTGAGAATCTTTTTTCATAAATCTCATCGATTTTATGTTTGCATGTTTCTGATTGTGATGTATTTAAAATGGCTCTTTCTCCTTGGGTACAGGAGTTTATAACTTCTTTCAGTATTTGTTTTTGGTCTTCTGGGGATGTTCTTTGTCCATTGAATGCGTAGGATATCCTGTCTTTTGTTTTGAAAAGTGGCATGGTTATATTTTTTGTATGCTGGAGGTCAACACAAAGAGCTATTGCCTGAGTATTTAGTATGTCCGGATTATGGGAGTAAGTTGATCTTTTCAAAGCATTAGCACTTGCTGATGCCCCTTCATATGGATTTTGATGAAATAATAGATTTAGTATGTTTACGATGAATAAAGACATCATTTGTGGTGGTGTGCCTTTCTCAAGAGAGCGCATGATTGCTCCCGATAAAGAGGACATCAGACTTAATCCTTGTGTTAATACCCGCTGGGTGGTTTTAAAGGCCGCTTCTTGCGATATAAATCTCTGAGCAGAATTTGGGTTATCAGAAGAACCATGTTTATAAGCTTTATACCATGAGTCACCTAATATAGCTAAGGCCAATGGTATATCAGCATAACTCACTCCCCTACCTATAGTTCTTACTATGCTACCTGTTTTAACTGCTCCATTAAGCATTAACAGTGGTGACATGGTTAGTAATGTACTTGTTAAACATAGAGTAAATCGTGCTATAACCGAACCTGTTATTTTTTTATTACTTATACAATACTTAACTTCATCTATTAGTTTAGGATATTGATAGAATATTGTTGGTGCATGAAATAAAGTTGCTGATAGTAAATCACCAAGTATGCGTACCTGGGTTATATCTAGTGATAATACATTACTTAAGAATGCTTCTGTATTTATTGTTGGAGAAGGTGATGTATATAAAGATGGTTGTTGAGACTGTGAAGGTGATTTGTTATAGTCGCCATTAAAAAATAATGCCTGTATGAGCAAGTGAATGCTGATTCCGCCTCCGGCTCTGAACGCATATGGAAGTATCTGTTCGATTTTATTGTGTATGGCCATATAGGCTTTATAAAAACATCCTGACTGATTATATACCTGATGATATTGATCGTTCAGAACTCTCATAAGATGGAGAACAGTTTCTGCACTCTCATTCTCTTTTGGTATAATTTCATGAATGATGCTGTCCAGTTGATATTTTTGCTTGCATGTTAGGATTTTTGTAATTCTTTCATCGATTTCAATGCATATTGAATTATTTTTATCGGATAATAACAAATCATTTTCCTGTGTATTTGTTTGTATCTCTTGTGGGATATTAATTACCACATCCGTACATGTTCCATCCACCTCATTTGTCTTTATGTTGTCAAGAAAATCATTTAACGTCAGTTGAGAACCCAATTCATTAATGTAGTCCAATGATGACGTAGAAGAGCTATTATCAAGAAAATCGTTCAGAGTGAGCTCGGAGTCGTTTCTTGTTATCGGATATACATTTGTGGAAGCGGCTAATTTAATACTCCGGTTGCTGGAGGTAGAAGCTGTTGGTTCAGAGGTTGACGAACACTGCATGTCAATGCATACATAACCTTTATTTGAAGTTGAATTTGGAATCAAGTTTCCTCCTGAATTAATGGTTTTCCATAATACTAACTATTGATAAAAATATTTTGCATTTCATTAAAATAAAAAATCCCATGGAAAATATTTTTTGTTAATTATTACATACAGCACATCAGGTCGTCAATATAGTCTAACTATAGTTATCACTAAAAACTTGCCTCGATTTTAGATTTTTCCAGTATTTGTAGATATTGCACTGAACACCGAATACGTAGCAGAGGGTGTCTACACGATAACATGCTATGAGCTACCATGTTGTCGAAAAATTGTTTAGTGAGTATGACATCAGGAATGTGGTGGTCTGTTTTAATATTTCTATTTCTATTTCTATTTCTATTTCTATTTCTATTTCTATTTCTGTTTCTGTTTCTATTTGTTGTGATTTTTTCTTTAGTTCATGTATTTCGATTTGTTTCTGAATTATCGGGGGTAGTGTCTTCCCTTTTCCCTGAGGCTTATCATGCAGTTATTTTCGCCATCTTGGTATTGTGGAAATACCGACATCCATAGCTTTGGTGAGCTCTGTTCAGGTGGCCAAATTCAGAAAACCATTACGGAGGAAGAAGGCGATGGCTAAACCAGCGCGAAGACGATGTAACCGTAAAAGAGAAGATTTAACTGTTAAAAGGATATTTGAGTTACTAAGTTTCGATAAATCTACCGGGGTATTTAGATGGAAAGTTCCCACTCAGGGAAGGATAGCATTAAATAGTGTTGCTGGAACTTTTGATTCCAACGGTTATTCAATGATCATGATAGATGGGCGTAGATATAAAACTCACGTCTTAGTTTTTTACATAACTCATAATCGTTGGCCTGCTGGTCAAATTGACCACGTTAATGGAATTAGGACCGACAATAGGCCAGAAAATTTAAGAGAATGCCTGCCAATAGAAAATTCAAGAAATATAAGGATCCGAAAGAATAGCAAATCAGGTTGCAGAGGGGTTACTTGGCACAAACGACAGAAAAAATGGAATGTTAGGCTAGGATTCCATGGAAAGAGTAAACACTTCGGATGCTTTGATGATCTGGAGTTAGCGGTACTAGTTGCTGAAGAAGCCCGAGATAAGTATTACGGTGATTTTTCCGGCAACGAAAGGAGCACTTATGCGAATCTATCGAAGGAAATGTAAATGTTGCAATGAATGGTTTATACCAAAATATCAAAATCAATATTTGTGTAATGAGATTTGTGGAACCAAGATAGCACTCGAACGACGAAGTAAAGAACGCGAAAAAGCGGAAAAAGCAGCAGAGAAGAAACGACGACGAGAGGAGCAGAAACAGAAAGATAAACTTAAGATTCAAAAACTCGCCTTAAAGCCCCGCAGTTACTGGATTAAACAAGCCCAACAAGCCGTAAACGCCTTCATCAGAGAAAGAGACCGCGACTTACCATGTATCTCGTGCGGAACGCTCACGTCTGCTCAGTGGGATGCCGGACATTACCGGACAACTGCTGCGGCACCTCAACTCCGATTTGATGAACGCAATATTCACAAGCAATGCGTGGTGTGCAACCAGCACAAAAGCGGAAATCTCGTTCCGTATCGCGTCGAACTGATTAGCCGCATCGGGCAGGAAGCAGTAGAGGAAATCGAATCAAACCATAACCGCTATCGCTGGACTGTCGAAGAGTGCAGGGCCATCAAGGCGGAGTATCAACAGAAACTTAAAAAACTGCGAAACAGCAGAAGTGAGGTTGCATGAATATCTACGAAAGAATTGATGGCAGCAAATACCGAAATATTTGGGTAGTTGGCGATCTGCACGGATGCTACACGAACCTGATGAAAAAACTGGAGACGATAGGATTCGACACCAAAAAAGACCTGCTTATCTCGGTGGGCGATTTGGTTGATCGCGGTACAGAGAACGTAGAATGCCTGGAATTAATCACATTCCCCTGGTTCAGAGCTGTACGTGGAAACCATGAGCAAATGATGATTGATGGCTTATCAGAGCGTGGAAACGTCAATCACTGGCTGCTTAATGGCGGTGGCTGGTTCTTTAATCTCGATTACGACAAAGAAATTCTGGCTAAAGCTCTTGCCCATAAAGCAGATGAACTTCCGTTAATCATCGAACTGGTGAGTAAAGGAAAAAAATATGTCATCTGCCACGCCGATTATCCTTGTGATAAATACGAGTTTGGAAAGCCAGTTGATCATCAGCAGGTAATCTGGAACCGCGAACGAATCAGCAACTCACAAGACGGGATCGTGAAAGAAATCAAAGGCGCGGACACGTTCATCTTTGGTCATACGCAAGCAGTGAAACCACTCAAATTTGCCAACCAGATGTATATCGATACCGGCGCAGTGTTCTGCGGAAATCTCACATTGATTCAGGTACAGGGAGAAGGCGCGTGGGCATAAGAGAACTAAACCTCACCAAAGAACAGCATGAGTGGCTGAATGGCTGGCTTGAACTGTGGGGCGCATGGGTTTATTCAGGTCGTCTGGAAAAGCGCATGAGCAGCGTAATAGCTAAATTCATGGAGAGCGTGGAGCCGGGAAGAGTTATGACAAGGCCAATGTGTAATGATGATGATGGAATGTTGATTTCTCAGGTCGTCGATTCCGTCATGTACATTGACAAGAAAGCCTTTGGCATCCTCCTCAGCTACTACGCCCACGGCTCTTCCAAGCACGCCATTGCATCTTACTATCATAGCGTCGCAAGACCTCGCAAGATGTTATGCCGGGGCGGCGGGCGCATTCAAAAACCATCGCTAGCAACCTGTCGACGGGAAGTTGACGAAATCCTCAATGCCTCGTTGTTTATGATTTACCCGATTCTGGATAGTGCGTTTAAAAACCGGAAACGTGTAGAGAAAATTAAGCATGTAGCATAGAACGAGTTGACATCGTTGAGCAAATGAGCAACACTATTCGCATAAGCTGCCGTTAGTGACTCTTAAGTTGCAACGGTGGCTTTTTTTATTTGGGTCAATCGTATAAAGGTCATTAGAGCCTGTAACTGTTTTTCGTCCATAAATTAACCTTCATTTGATGCTGGATTGAACATATCAAAATCAGGCAATTACACAAATCTATGTACAGGCTCTTTGTGCCTGACGTTAAAAGATTTTTTACAAGAATAATTTTGAATCAGTGAATTTGTGAACTCTTGCAACATTGATTTCGTAACGTTATTATCCTACGCTCGGCCCTTTAGCTCAGTGGTGAGAGCGAGCGACTCATAATCGCCAGGTCGCTGGTTCAAATCCAGCAAGGGCCACCAACCGCCATTAGCTCATCGGGATAGAACGCCAGCCTTCTAAGCAATCGGTCACTGGTTCGAACCCAGTACAACGCACCACACTTATTTTCCCTCGCTCGCTTTTGCGGACCTTTTTTGTATCCGCGCCACGCCCGGCGCATACCAACCACAGAGCCTTTCGGGGGGGAGCTTACGGAGTGGTCAGTGTGACTTTCTCTGTGGGCAGATCGCTCCCGGGCGTTGGCTCACCCACCCAAAGGAACGTCACGATGTTTGGTATTTTTGGTAAAAAAAGCCCGCAGAGCGGCAACGGAAATTAAAAAGTTTGAAAAACGCGATCTGGCACAGGCGGTGATTAACGCCGCATACCTGGTGGCCTGTGCAGATGGTGAATGTGAGGCTTCCGAGAAAGCGAAGATCGAACAGGTACTGCGTAATCAGCCAGCGCTGTCCGCGTTTACGTCAGAAATTAATGCGATGAGCGCAACCATTATCGGTCAGCTGGATACGAACTTTAAAATTGGTCGTCGTGCGGCGTTACGTGAGATCGAGGATGTGAAACACGATACGCGTGAAGCGGAAGATGTGCTGGATGTGGCGGTGGCCATTGCGGAGGCAGACGGCGAAATTGAGCCGGAAGAGCGCAAGGTGCTGGAAGAGATTGCCGGTGTTCTGGGTCTTCGTCTGGAGAATCACCAGTGACGGTAAAACTGCGCCTGGCTGTGGCTGCACTCCTGCTGTTTCTGGTGGTGATGGTGGATTTCACCAGCAGAATCATGTCGGTGCTGGCGGATGGGGTGCTGGTCTGCGGCATTGTGGTATTGCTGTGGCCGGTGATAAAAAGAAACAGCCTGCATAATGCTTGATTTTTTTGTTTACTGTTTATTAAAAATACTACTGCATGGTGAATCCCCCTGTGCGGAGGGGCAATCAGCGAGTAGGTATATGGGATAATCGCGGATTCAGGTGCTGGTACTGAATTCACCGGGAGGCACCCGGCACCATGCTTTGCCACAAAAGTGTTATTTCTGTTTTTCTCAAACTATCATCGTTATCCCTTTATTTCCGGCTGCGCATGGCGCGGCCTTTTTTTTACGACCAGCCACTGGCAGATGGTCATCCTGTGATTTGATTCCGGTTCCGGCTTTTTAACTCTGTTCCTGTACACGGGAGAAATTCGATGTCGATTAAACATTATGATGTTGTCAGGGCGGCGTCGCCGTCAGACCTTGCGGAAAAGCTGACACACAAACTGAAAGAGGGCTGGCAGCCGTTTGGTAGTCCGGTGGCCATAACCCCTTATACCCTGATGCAGGCGATTGCAGCAGAAGGTGATGTGGTGGTCAGTGGTGCAACTGAGCCGGATTGGTACTACGTCATCGTACTGGCCGGGCAGTCCAATGCAATGGCTTACGGTGAAGGGCTTCCGCTTCCGGATTCATACGATGCTCCGGATCCGCGCATTAAACAGCTGGCGCGCCGCAGTACAGTGACGCCGGGTGGGGCTGCCTGCAGATATAACGATATTATTCCGGCCGACCACTGCCTGCATGATGTGCAGGATATGAGTACGCTGAATCATCCGAAGGCAGACCTGAGCAAAGGGCAGTACGGCTGTGTCGGCCAGGGCTTACATATTGCCAAAAAACTGCTTCCGTATATCCCGAATAACGCGGGGATTCTGCTGGTACCATGCTGTCGTGGTGGTTCGGCATTCACCCAGGGCGCGGAGGGGACATTCAGTGCGGACACGGGGGCCAGCCAGGATTCGGCACGCTGGGGTGTGGGTAAACCGTTATATCAGGACCTGATTGCGCGCACTAAAGCTGCATTACAGAAGAACCCGAAAAATGTGTTGCTGGCGGTGTGCTGGATGCAGGGAGAGTTTGACATGAGCGCCGCCACCCACGCACAGCAACCTGCGCTGTTTACAGCCATGCTGACACAGTTTCGTGCTGACCTCTCCGTGTTTAACGCGCAGTGCCATGGTGGCAGTGCTGCAGATGTGCCGTGGATTTGTGGTGACACGACGTATTACTGGAAAAATACATACGCTACCCAGTACGACACCGTGTACGGCGGGTATAAAAACAGGGAGAGTGAGGGCGTTTATTTTGTGCCCTTCATGACAGACGGTAACGGCGTCAATACCGCCACTAACGCGCCGGCAGAAGATCCGGATATTCCGGCATCAGGATATTACGGTGCGGCATCGAGAACGAATGGAAACCAGGTATCATCAAACCGCCCGACACATTTCAGTTCATGGGCGCGCAGGAGCATTATTCCGGATCGTCTGGCAACCGCTATTCTGAACGCAGCCGGGCGCACCTCAGCCTTCATCAGTGGTAAGGCACCGGAAATTAAACCCTCGCCCGGCGGCAACACGCCATCGGGTCCGTCTGCAGATACGTCCGTTCGCACAATCTCCCTGCTGCCGGCAGCCGGAGAGGCTGCTGCGCAGGGCTGGAGCATTAAGGATGGCGGAATTCAGTTGTCAGATGGTGTATTTAAGATCACCAAGCAGAGCAATAAAACCTGGTCCCTGACGCATCCGGTGGATGACGCAATTACCCTGCTGACACAGGGCGGCAGACTGACCTGTAAGTTCCGCCTGTCAGGCGCACTGACCAACAATCAGTTCGGGCTGGGGATTTATCTGTATACGGATGCTCCCGTTCCTGATGGTGTGGCGATGACGGGTACCGGTAATCCGTTCCTGATGTCGTACTTCACTCAGACCACTGACGGCAGAGTGAATCTGATGCATCACAGGAAAGCCGGAAACACGAAGCTGGGGGAGTTCGGCGATTACGGTAACGACTGGCAGACGCTGGAGCTGGTGTTCACCGCCGGCAGTACCACGGTTACTCCGAAACTGAATGGAGTGGCTGGCCCGGCATTCCAGGTTATAAAAGACAGTCTGACACTGGGACTGAATGCGCTGACGCTGACGGATGTTACAAAAAATGCAGCGTATGGCGTTGAGATAGAAAGTCTGATGCTGGAGATAAATGCACCGGCAGCATAATAAAAAAAGCCAGCGTCCACTCTGAAGGACGCTGGCTAAAACGGGTAGATGTACTTCACATGATACTTATATTTGGCAGTACATTTTCTGACAGACAGTGACGGATGTTGTCAAGATATTGTGTCATTTATAACCTGAATCAGGGGAGGCCGGAATGTTATCTGGCATTTTTAGCAGAGCCTGAATGCCATAATCACGGCTCCCGGCGTTGGCCGTCAGTGGGTGACACTGGCGGCTTTTTTGTTTTTCTTTACTTTCATTTTCTGTCGGCGGTGACGGAGACATACATCAGATGGAAAAAATCACAACAGGTGTGTCATACACCACGTCAGCGGTGGGGACGGGATACTGGTTACTGCAGCTGCTGGACAAAGTCTCTCCGTCCCAGTGGGTGGCAATAGGTGTGCTGGGAAGTCTGCTGTTTGGCCTGCTGACGTATCTGACTAACCTGTATTTCAAAATCAGGGAGGACCGCCGTAAGACGGCGCGGGGAGACTAAAGCGATGAAGAAAAAATACGAACTGGTTGTTAAAGAGATAAATAATTACCCGGATAAGATTGCTGTTACTGTGGCACTTGAAATTGGCGGGCATCCGTCGTTGTTGTTGCCAGATGTGGCGATTAGTCTTGACCGTACTGAAGGAGCCACGCTGGAGTTTTACGAAGCTGAGGCGAAAAAGCAGGCGAAGCAGTTTTTCATGGATGTTGCTGCCGGGTTATGTGAAGGGGATGGTCCGTTGCCGGAAAAGCGGCCCATCATTTTAGAGGCGCAGGATGTGTTGATAACCTACAGAGGAAAACTACCGGGAATAATTACTGGTTCTCTGAAGACTCCACCGCTGGCCTGAAGACTTAACATATCCAGGGATTTGAAATCGATAAACCCTGATAAATATCCATGAACACCAAAATCAGATACGGCCTGTCGGCTGCCGTTCTGGCGCTGATTGCCGCAGGTGCGCCTGCGCCTGAAATCCTCGACCAGTTTCTGGATGAAAAGGAAGGTAACCACACCACGGCATACCGTGATGGCGCGGGTATCTGGACCATCTGCCGCGGTGCCATCCTGGTGGATGGTAAACCTGTCGTTCCGGGCATGAAGTTGTCGAAGGAAAAATGCGACCGGGTTAACGCCATTGAGCGTGATAAGGCGCTGGCATGGGTGGCGAAAAACATCAGAGTGCCACTGACCGAACCCCAGAAAGCGGGGATTGCGTCATTCTGTCCGTACAACATTGGCCCCGGTAAGTGTTTCCCGTCGACGTTTTACAGACGGATTAATGCTGGTGACCGCAGGGGAGCATGCGAGGCGATTCGCTGGTGGATTAAGGACGGTGGCAGAGACTGCCGTATTCGCTCAAATAACTGTTATGGTCAGGTATCCCGTCGTGACCAGGAGAGCGCTCTGGCGTGCTGGGGAATCGACAGATAAGCAGAATATTTTGCTGAAAAATGACGTTGGCCAGCGCGGGCGGATAACACGAAATCCTGCGAACTGGCAAAATGTAAGTGAATAAAGTTAGGCAGATTATTTCACGCAGAGGCACCGTAATGGTGCCTTTGTCATTTCTGCGCTTCGCACAAGCGTAAATAAACCAAAGAACCTTTCAGGATGAGCCCTAGTGGATAACCGGCAGTGGTCTGGTTAACCCTCTTTGGGCTGGTTATTCCTGTGCGCAGGGTTCATCACTAAAAGGAATCAACCATGAAAGAGATGATTTCTATCGATCATGAAATATCCATGAGTAGTCTGGATTTTCTGAATAACATTATTAATCCAGCCCGGGCAGAAGCCGGAGAAGTCCCTCATGAACCGCGTAAGTTTCTTGCAAAAATTGAGGATGAGCTAGAGCTTGATGGAACCGGAAAAAAATTCCGGTTAAACAATAACCAGACAAGAACGGCATACTATGATCTGGATTTTGACCAGATGATGCTCGTTGGCATGAGGGAGTCAAAGGCCGTTCGTCGTTCTGTGCTGGCAAGACTCAAAGCGATGCATGGTATTCAGATCCCCCGGACTTTACCTGAGGCGTTGCGATTTGCGGCAAAACTGGCTGAACAGAAAGCAGTGCTGGAAAATCAACTGGCAATAGCAGCGCCGAAGGCTGAATTTGTTGATAACTATGTTGAAGCATCTGGTCTGATGGGATTCCGGGAAGTTGCTAAGTTACTCGGTATCAAAGAAACCGATTTCCGGCTGTTTTTGTTGGAGAACGGAATAATGTATCGCCTCGCTGGAAAAATGACGCCTTACTCGCATCACCTGGATGCGGGGCGGTTTAGCGTGAAAACGGGCGAGGCGGGCAATGGTCATGCTTTTACGCAGGTTAAATTCACCCCAAAAGGTGTTCAGTGGATTGCTGGTCTGCTTGCTGCATGGAGAGCTACCGCAGCATGAAGATGATAAAAACGGACTGGAAATTTTTGCTGGTCTGGCTGATTCCGTTTTTATGGGTGGTTGCCCGGTTAATTACTGCTATTAAGGGGTAAAGATGTCAGACAAACTCATAATGCTGGCGAAGGGCCTTTGTGTAATCGTCGGTATTTCATTTTCACTAATGCTGGTTGTTCTTTTTCTTTCCATAACCTGGATGGCGTTGACTTCGGCAGGGCTGGTGGGGTGAGCATAAACCGAATGCTTTCCGCGTTTACCGTTATTCTGCTGGTGGTCTGTGGTGCGCTTAGTCTGGGGCTGAATCATTACCGCGATAACGTCATCACCTACAAAGCGCAGCGCGATAAAAAAGCCAGAGAGCTGGAGCTGGCAAACGCAACCATTACTGATATGCAGGTGCGCCAGCGCGATGTTGCTGCGCTCGATGCAAAATACTCGAGGGAATTAGCCGATGCGAGAGCTGAAAATGAAACTCTGCGTGCTGATGTTGCCGCTGGTCGTAAGCGCCTGCGGATCAACGCCACCTGCTCCGGTACCGTGCGTGAAGCCACCGGCACCTCCGGCGTGGATAATGCAACCGGCCCCCGACTGGCAGACACCGCTGAACGGGATTATTTCATCCTCAGAGAACGGTTGATGACAATGCAGAAGCAGCTGGAAGGGGCACAGGACTATATCCGCACTCAGTGCCTGAACTAAGTTTTGCTGATGCGCCGTATCGTCGCTGTATTCCCTCATTAACAGAGACCGCAGCCCGACAGGGAGACTCCTCTGCGCGAGTGTGCGGGGATAATCAAAAACGATACACACCGGGGTTTACCGCGTTAACGGAGCGCGGCGTTGTCCCCTCATGGTCGCTGGTTCGGTGCGATGGTGGAAGAAACCGGACGATGTGTTACCTCGCAAGACCTGTTATGTCATGTGTCTGATTTGTGATTTAAGTCGGATAATTGTCGTTGCCATTAAGCAGAGGATTGATGGCCGACAGGGTGGCATTGTTAGAATAAGACTTATTCTTATCTGTGCCGGGAATGAAAATGAAAAGAAATCTTCCGTTAATTATTTTGTTGTCTTCTCTGGTTATGGGCTGTACGCAACATAAAACAGATATGCCCCGACAGTTGGTTAAGGCATTACCACAATATCCGGCCTATGCAGCGGCAAATTATATAAAGGGACGGGTTGATGTGAAGTTTGATATTGGTGCTGATGGTACTGTCACCCGAATTGAGTTTATCCGTTCAGAGCCGCACCATCTGTTTGATGAGCAGGTTGTAAAGGCGATGGCAAAATGGCGATTTGAGAAGGACAGGCCGCGTAAAGGCGTGAAGAAAACGTTTATCTTTAGTCCTTCTGCACCCTGATTATTTCATCAGAAATTAATTATCACTCTGTTGTTATTCTGTACATTCCGGCTGGGTAAGTCTTGTTCCGCCGGGTATGAAGATGAAATATTGTTGGAGGACAGTGGGTACCTGCTCCTGTAACCGAACGTTCATTTCTCGTTATTTGTCATGCTGGCCGGACGCAGATGCGTTGCATCTGTTGCCAGCCTTCTCCTGCAGGCTTCAATAACCCACGCTGAAAAGTTACCGGAACCTTTATGTTCAAGGGCGATATTGATCTGTTCAATCATGTGATTGGGGAAACGGATGTTGCGGGTTGTTGTTCTGCGGGGCCGGTTTTTCGATGACATTTTCTTTCCTCTGGTGACAAGCTATATGGCGAGGATTTTACATGGCTGTGCTTCGTACGTTACCGGGCAGAATCAAAACTCTGAACACCCGGCGGGTGAATATTCTGAAGGGTGAACAGCGTCGTGTCAGTGGCAGTGCACGTGTTTCCCTCAAGCGTCATATCCGGCTCAGGGATGCCGGGCAGTGCTGTCTCTGTGGTCGTGTGGTTGACCTCTGTGACAGTGAACTCGATCACCGAATTGCACTTCAGTTCGGTGGTGGTAATGAGGAGACGAATCTCTGGACGCTCTGTACCGAATGCCATCGACAAAAGTCTGCTCGTGAAGCGGCGGGTGGTATGCCGGACCCGACGCTGCCGGAGGTGTCCGGAGGTAGTGGCAGAGCGGACGACATCATCGGACTGTAACCCGAGCGGGGGGGTATCATCCGGCGTAAAAAACGATCGCTCCGGACACCGCCCCCCGTCTCATGCAGAGAAAAAATTCCTGTTTCAGGCCAGTTAACATGTTAACTGGCTGCCCGGGCATTTTTTCGGTTTTTATCTTTATTATTCAGTTTGTTGTGCGAAAAAAATGTTAACTGGCTTTTTCAGCAAATGTTAACCAGGCAGCAGTTAACATTTGCGGCATGAGACGCCGGGAAAAATGGGCTGAACCATACCCGGCTGAGTGCGTTATGGACCCGGGAGGAGGCTGTGCTGACAACGCAAAAACGAAAATTTGCGCTGGCGCTCATGTCCGGGAAAAACAAAACAGCGTCAGCCATTGCCGCCGGTTATTCGGCGAAGACCGCCAGGGTTAAAGGCTCGCAGCTGGCAAAAGATCCGGAGGTGCTCGCGTTTATAGCCCGTAAACAGTGCGAAACGGTGGAGGTGGATGAGGTTCCTGTTTACCGGCAGAAAAAATCAGAGCAGGAGGATAAACCCCGTCGCCGTGAGGTGGCTGCAATACCACAGCCGGACGAAAACAATCCGGAGATGCCTCCGCCCGCGGTGATATCTCATGGTATTGAATATATGGAGGATGGTCTTCCCGATCCGGTGAAAGCTATGGGGCAGATCCTGGTGGAAAACCTGATAATTGACCCGAAACTGGCACTGGATGCGGCCTGGCGACTGGCGCAGTTCACACACCATAAAAAAGGCGATGCCGGTAAAAAATCGGCAAAAGGTGATGCCGCGAAAAAAGCGGCTAACCGTTTTGCGGTGCCACCACCTCCCCGGCTGGTGGTGAATAACCAGAATGAGGAAAGCGGATGATACCTGTATGGAGCACGGCATGTCCGGACTGGGCAGAGCGCCTGAAAAAGGGGCTGTCGATTATTCCGGCTCCGATTTATCCGGACCAGGCTGCACATGCACTGGCGATTTTTAAACAACTGCGAATTGTGGATGCACCGGGTAGCCCGACATTCGGGGAGTCCTGTGCACCGTGGGTGTTTGACCTGGTGGCGGCCCTGTTTGGCTCCTACGATGCGCAGACCGGTGTTCGCCATATCAAGGAAGTGTTTATCCTTATCCCCAAGAAAAACAGTAAGTCCACGCTGGCCGCGGGGATCATGATGACGGCGCTGTTACTGAACTGGCGGCAGGCGGCGGGCTACACCATTCTGGCCCCGACCGTGGAGGTGGCGGCTAACGCCTTCAACCCTGCCAGGGATATGGTACGACGGGACGATGATCTGGATGACCTCTGTCAGGTGCAGACACATATCCGGACCATCACCCATCGGGAGACGGACACCACCCTGAAGGTGGTGGCAGCCGATCCGAATACGGTGTCCGGTATCAAGTCCGTGGGGACACTGATTGATGAACTGTGGCTGTTTGGCAAGCAGTACAAAGCGGAAGACATGCTACGTGAAGCCATCGGCGGGCTGGCTTCACGTCCGGAAGGGTTTGTGGTGTACACAACCACCCAGTCGAATGAACCGCCTGCCGGGGTGTTCAGGCAGAAACTGCAGTACGCCCGGGATGTCCGTGACGGCAAAATTCATGATCCGCACTTTCTGCCGGTGATTTTTGAGCATCCTCCTGAAATGGTGGAAAGCGGGGCTCACCTGCTGATGGAAAACCTCGCCATGGTTAACCCGAATCTCGGTTATTCGGTGGATGAGGCCTTTCTGTACCGGGAGTACCGTAAAGCCCGGGAGGCTGGTGAGGAAGCATTTCGTGGCTTCATGTCAAAACACGCCAATGTGGAAATCGGTCTTGCCCTGCGTTCTGACCGCTGGGCGGGCGCGGATTTCTGGGAGCAGCAGGGCAGGCGCGTCAGCCTGGACGATATCCTGCAGCGCGCTGATGTGGTGACGGTGGGGATTGACGGCGGGGGCCTGGATGATCTGCTGGGAATGTACGTGATTGGCCGTGACAGGGAAACCCGCGAATGGCTGGGCTGGGGCCATGCCTGGGTGCATGAAACCGCGGTGGTCAGACGGAAGAGTGAGGTATCCCGGTTTCAGGATTTTGTGGCCTGTGGAGACATGACGATTGTCCGTCGGGTCGGGGATGACACGGCGGAAGTGGCAGAGTATGTGCGTCGTATTCATGAGGCTGAGTTACTGGATCATATCGGTATTGACCCGTCAGGTGTGGGGCAGATTCTGGATTCACTGGCGGAAGCCGGGATCCCCGATGAGAGTGTGGTGGGGATAAGCCAGGGCTGGAAGCTGGGCGGGGCCATCAAAACCACCGAGCGCAAACTGGCTGAGGGAGTGCTGGTGCATGGTGGTCAGCCACTGATGGCCTGGTGCGTTGGCAATGCCCGGGTGGAGCCTAAAGGTAACGCCATTCTTATCACCAAACAGGCCAGTGGACGGGGAAAAATTGACCCGCTGATGGCGCTGTTCAATGCGGTCTCCCTGATGTCCCTTAACCCGGAACCGAAAAAGAAAGAATATGTGGTTTTTTTCATATAACCCTGTTCACACTGTAACCATCACGAACCGCTCCGGCGGTTTTTTTATTTTCAGGAGGCTGATGTGACTCTTAAACGGGCCTGTTCCCTGCTGACGGTGAAATCCTTCAGTGAGGATGAACGGGTGATCACCGGGATTGCGTCAACGCCTTCTCCGGATCGGGATGGTGACATCCTGGAGCCGGAGGGCGCGGAGTTTGGCAGTGCGATCCCGTTTCTCTGGCAGCATGACCATTCCCGCCCGGTGGGGCAGTGTACGGTACGCCGGGTCAGCGAAGGGCTGGAAATCACGGCAACACTGGTGAAGCCCGTACCGGATATGCCGTCGCAACTGGCTGCCCGGCTGGATGAGGTCTGGGCGGCCATTAAGACCGGGCTGGTCAGGGGGCTGTCCGTGGGTTTCCGTCCCCATGAATACACCTTTCTGGACGGAGGCGGACTGCATTTTCTGCGCTGGGAACTGATGGAGGTGTCTGCCGTCACCGTGCCCGCGAATGCGGAATGCACCATCCGGACCATTAAATCTTACGACCGCCCGTTTTCTGCCGCGTCCGGCAACCGGAAACCGGTGGTGAAAATCGCATCTTCTGCCGGCGCTGCGGCACAGTCAACAACCGTTTTTCATAAGGAAAAGACCATAATGAATATTGGCGAACAGATTAAAAGTTTTGAAAACAAGCGTGCAGCGCTGGCAGCCTCCCTTGAGGAGGTCATGACCAAAGCCGCAGAGGAAGGGCGCACGCTGGATGTGGAGGAGGAAGAGCACTACGACAACACCGCAGCGGAAATCCGTCAGGTGGATGCGCACCTGAAGCGCCTGCGTGAACTGGAAGCCGGTAAGGCCGCCACGGCGCAGCCGGTGAAACAGGCCGGTAACGGGAATGTGGCCGCGGTGGCTTCTGCGCCGGTGATCCGTGTGGAGCAGAAACTGGAGAAGGGGATTGGCTTCGCCCGCTTTGCCAAATCGCTGGCTGCGGCTAAAGGCGTCCGATCTGAAGCCCTGGAAGTGGCCCGTCGTCAGTATCCGGATGACAGTCGTCTGCATCATGTCCTGAAATCGGCAGTGGGCGCGGGGACCACCACGGATCCGCAGTGGGCAGGCAGCCTGTCTGAATATCAGGAATACGCACAGGACTTTATTGATTACCTGCGTCCGCAGACCATTATCGGGCGATTTGGTCAGGGCGGGATCCCTGCACTTCGTCAGGTGCCGTTCAATATCCGTGTGCACGCCCAGGTGTCCGGCGGTGCTGCCGGCTGGGTGGGTGAGGGTAAGGCAAAACCCCTGACGAAGTTTGATTTTGAATCCATCACCTTCAGTCATGCGAAAGTGTCGGCCATTGCGGTACTGACGGAAGAATTGATCCGTTTTTCCAGTCCGGCTGCTGATGCACTGGTCCGTAATGCGCTGGCGGAAGCGGTGGTGGCGCGTCTGGATACAGACTTTGTGGACCCGAAAAAAGCCGCAGTGGCAGATGTCTCCCCGGCGTCCATCACCCATGATGTGAAGGGCACGGCATCAACCGGTAACCCGGATGCGGATGCAGAGGCGGCGTTTGGACAGTTTGTGGCAGCAAACCTGCAGCCCACCGGTGCGGTCTGGCTGATGTCCAGCACCAATGCCCTGGCACTGTCCATGCGTAAAAATGCGCTGGGTCAGAAGGAATACCCGGACATGACCCTGCTGGGTGGCTCCTTCCAGGGGCTGCCGGTGATTGTCTCCCAGTACGTGGGTGACCAGCTGGTGCTGGTGAATGCCCCGGATATTTATCTGGCGGATGACGGCGGCGTGGCAGTGGATATGTCCCGCGAGGCATCACTGGAAATGCAGTCTGAGCCGACCGGCGACAGTACCACGCCGTCCCCGGTGGAGCTGGTTTCCATGTTCCAGACAGGCAGCGTGGCCATCCGTGCGGAGCGCTGGATCAACTGGCGTCGTCGCCGTACCGCGGCGGTGGCGGTGATCACCGGAGTGAACTACGGCAGTGCGTCCGGCGGCTGAGTCTGATGAGGAGGACGGGAGGCGTGCGCCTCCCGTAACAGGTTATGGCAAAGATCCGATATCTGCAGGGCACGCATGATGCCCGGGCCGGGGATATCCGTGATGTGGCACAGCCGTGTGCGGAGGTGCTGGTTCGCCTGGGGAAGGCGGAGTACATCACAGTGCGACGTCCGGCAGGTCAGAAAAAGAAACGTGATGCGGAGCATGGCGAATGTGGAACCTTTTGCGGCGAACCCGAAAAAACCAGAAATCAGGACGTGATGTAAAAGAGGTGGGCTGGACCAGCCTGTTTCAGGCGGTGGCTGAGCCTTTTGCCGGCGCCTGGCAGCAGGGCGTGAAAGCCGATCCGGAAAGTGTCCTCTCCTTTCATGCGGTGTTTTCTTGCATTTCGCTGATATCCCAGGATATCGCCAAAATGCGACTGCGCCTGATGCAGACCGATACACAGGGGGTCCGCCGTGAAAAACGGCAGGGGGATATTGCCCGTCTCTGTCGTCGTCCCAATGCACAGCAGAATCGTATCCAGTTTTTTGAACTGTGGCTGAACGCCAAACTGCGTCACGGCAATACGGTGGTGCTGAAAATCCGTAACTCCCGGGGGCAGATCAAAGAACTGCGTATTCTGGACTGGAGCCGGGTTGAACCTCTGGTGGCGGATGACGGCGAGGTGTTCTACCGCATCACGCCGGACCGGAACTGCGGGATCACGGAGGCGGTGACGGTGCCTGCCAGGGAAGTGATCCACGACCGGTTTAACTGTTTTTTTCATCCGCTTGTGGGGCTGCCGCCGGTGTATGCTGCCGGGCTGGCGGCCACGCAGGGGCATCATATTCAGGCAAATTCAACGTCTTTTTTCAGAAATGGCGGCAGGCCGTCCGGGGTGATTGAGATCCCCGGCAGTATAACGGAAGAAAATGCGAAAAAACTGAAGAGCAACTGGGACAGCGGGTATACCGGCGAAAATGCGGGGAAAACGGCGATCCTGAGCAACGGGGCGAAATATAACCCCACGACGTTTTCACCGGTGGATGCGCAGACGGTGGAACAACTGAAGATGACGGCTGAAATTGTCTGTTCGGTGTTCCGTGTCCCGGCCTACAAGATTGGCGTTGGCCAGCCGCCTTCCAGTGACAACGTGGAGGCGCTGGAGCAGCAGTATTATTCCCAGTGTCTGCAGACGCTGATTGAGTCCATTGAGCTGTTACTGGATGAGGCGCTGGAAACAGGGGAAAACGAGAGCACGGAGTTTGACGTCACCACGCTGCTGAGAATGGACAGCGAACGTCGCATGAAAACGCTGGGTGAATCGGTGAAAAATACGCTTCTCACGCCCAATGAGGCCCGTAAACGTGAGAACCTGCCGCCCCTTGCCGGCGGTGATGCACTGTATCTTCAGCAGCAGAACTACAGTCTGGAGGCGCTGTCCCGTCGTGATGCCCGTGAGGATCCGTTCGCGTCTTCCGGGAAAACGTCGTCAGGCACACGCCAGGAGGGCGCGTCTGACGGTAATAAGGCCATAAGCGAAACAGAGCGTGATGCGGTGAAGGCGATGTTCAGGGGGATACTGCGAAAATGACAGAGCGTGAACTGTCCATTATCCGTGCGCTGGGTGAAGAATTCTCCACGGTGCTGGCGGATTTACAGCGCACATTTGAGGGGAAGATGGCCTCGCAGGCACAAGCGTTTGAAGAGAAACTGACTTCCCTGTCGGCGGTATTACAGAAGCATGTGACGGTGGATGAGGTGCGTCCGGTTCTGCAGGCGATGGTGGATGACGCTGTGGGGGCCATTCCGGTACCGCGTGATGGTCGTGATTATGATCCGGATGTACTGCAGCAGGCGGTGAATGATGCGGTTGCGAATATTCCGGTACCGGCGGACGGCAAAAGTATTACCCCCGATGATGTGCGTCCGATGCTTGAACAGATGGTGAAGGAGGCGGTAAGCCATATTCCTGTTCCGCGTGATGGTCGTGATTACGATCCGGAAGTACTGAAGCAGGCGGTGAATGATGCGGTTGCGAATATTCCGGTACCGGCGGACGGCAAAAGTATTACCCCCGATGATGTGCGTCCGATGCTTGAGCAGATGGTGAAAGAGGCGGTAAGCCATATTCCTGTTCCGCGTGATGGTCGTGATTACGATCCGGAAGTACTGCAGAAGGCGGTGAATGATGCGGTCGCGAATATTCCGGTACCGGCGGACGGCAAAAGTATTACCCCCGATGATGTGCGTCCGATGCTTGAGCAGATGGTGAAAGAGGCGGTAAGCCATATTCCTGTTCCGCGTGATGGTCGTGATTACGATCCGGAAGTACTGCAGAAGGCGGTGAATGATGCGGTCGCGAATATTCCGGTACCGGCGGACGGTAAAAGTATTACCCCCGATGATGTGCGTCCGATGCTTGAACAGATGGTGAAAGAGGCGGTAAGCCATATTCCTGTTCCGCGTGATGGTCGTGACTATGATCCCGATGTTCTGCAGAAGGCTGTTCTGGATGCGGTGAGAGCCCTGCCGGCTCCGCAGGACGGGCGTGATGCCACGGCACTGGAAATAATCCCCGCCATTGACGATCAAAAATCCTTTCCCCGGGGCACGTATGCCACACACCAGGGCGGACTCTGGCGGGCGTATGAAAAAACGCACGGGATGCGGGGATGGGAATGCCTGGTTGACGGGGTGGCCGATATTGACGTCAGCATGACCGGCGAACGGTCGTTCACTGTGGTGGTCCGGCAGAGCAGTGGCCAGCGTACGGAAAAAACATTTTCCCTGCCGGTGATGCTCTACCGCGGTGTGTTCAGAGCCGGTGAAACCTACCACCCCGGTGATACGGTGACGTGGGGGGGCTCGCTGTGGCACTGCAACAGTATGACCGGTGATAAACCCGGAGAAGCTCATTCATCAGGCTGGACCCTGGCTGCCAAACGGGGACGGGATGCAGGAGGCGGAAAATGACGGCATTACTGACACTGGAAGAGATCAAGGCACATCTGCGTGTCGACCATGACGCGGATGATGACATGCTGATGGACAAGGTTCGTCAGGCTACCGCCGTGCTGCTGGCCTACATTCAGGGCAGCCGGGATAAGGTGATTCGTGAGGACGGTGAACTGATCCCGGGCGAGGCATTAACCCGGATGAAGGGGGCTGCCATGCGACTGACCGGGATGCTGTACCGGAATCCGGATCTTGCGGAGCGGGAAGAACTGATTCAGGGGGAGCTGCCGTTTTCTGTTTCCGTGCTGATTTACGATTTGCGTTGTCCGACGGTGTTATGAGGAGGGGGAATGGCAATATCTGCAGGTCGTCTGACACAGATGATAAGTGTTCTGAACCCGGTGTTAACCCGTAATGCTGCCGGAGAAATGACGGAAGAATGGGTGTCATGCGGGAAAATTCATGCGGATATCCGTGGCAGGAGCAGCCGGGAGCGGATGCAGTCCGGTGCGGAAATGGCGCAGGCGGAAATCCGCATCTGGGTGCGCGGTCAGTCCGGCCGGGAAATCACGGCAGCGTCACGACTTCATGTGCTGAGTGGTCCATGGCGTGACCGGATCCTGAACGTTGTCGGGCTGCCCGTGCCGGATGCGACCGGCGGACGTCTGGAAATTCTCTGTCGGCTGGGAGGTGAAAAATGATCGAAACCCTGCTGGATTTTTCGGGGCTGGAGGACATTAGCCGCGATTTGCAGCTTCTGAGTGGTGCAGAAAATAACCGGGTGCTGCGTGAGGCAACCCGTGCGGGTGCGAATGTGCTGAAAGAAGAAGTGGTGTCACGGGCACCGGTACGCAGGGGAAAACTGCGCCGCAATGTGGTGGTCCTTTCCCGGCGCTCCCGCGATGGCGGGATGGAATCCGGTGTCCATATCCGTGGTGTTAATCCGGACACCGGTAACAGCGATAACACCATGAAGGCGGATAACCCGCGCAATGCTTTCTACTGGCGGTTTGTGGAAATGGGGACCGTGAATATGCCACCGCACCCGTTTGTGCGCCCGGCATTTGATGTGCGCAGTGAACAGGCAGCGCAGGTGGCGATTGCTCGGATGAACCGGGCCATTGATGAGGTACTGAGACGATGACGGAGGCGGATTTGTATCCTCATCTGGCGCATCTTGCCGGCGGGCAGGTGTACCCGTATGTGGTCCCCCTGCTGGATGGCAGGCCGTCGGTGGCGCTTCCGTGGGTGGTTTTCAGCCTGATTTCATCGGTGTCGGCGGACGTGATGGGCGGGCAGGCGGAGTCCTCAGTGTCGGTGCAGATAGACGTTTATGCCGGGACTGTGACGCAGGCGCGTCAGATACGTCAGGACGCCCGTGAAGCCATAATGCTGCTGGCCCCGGGATCCGTCAGTGAAATGCAGGACTATATTCCGGAAAACCGCTGTTACCGTGCAACCCTGGAGTTTCAGGTCACGGTGTGACTTTTTCTTTTTTTCTACAAAACCCATACCCCGCCGCGTGCGGGTTTTTTATTATCAGGAGGCAGAATGTCTGCTTTGTATGAACGCTCACAGCTGACGCAGGTGATGATTTCATCTGCCCCGGCGACTGCTGAAACTATGGATAAGGCGGAATATCTGCGCCTGGACTGCACCATCAAGGAAGTCCAGTTCACCGCCGGGCAGAAACAGGATATTGATGTGACCACGCTCTGCTCCACAGAGCAGGAGAACATCAACGGTCTGGGGGCGTCGTCCGAGATTTCCATGTCGGGTAATTTTTATCTGAATCAGGCCCAGAACGCCCTGCGTGATGCCTATGACAATGACACGGTGTATGCGTTTAAGGTGCAGTTTCCGTCCGGTAAGGGCTTTAAGTTCCTGGCGGAAGTGCGTCAGCACACCTGGTCATCCGGTACCAACGGCGTGGTGGCTGCAACGTTTTCACTTCGCCTGAAGGGTAAACCGGTGTCCTATGTGGTACCGCTGGCGTTTGTGAAAAATCTGGAGAAGACACTTGCCGTGAATACCGGTGCGCTGCTGACAATGTCAGTCAGTGTCAACGGGGGAACGCCGCCTTATAAACACGCCTGGAAGAAGGATGGTCAGCCGGTAGAGGGACAGACTACTGACACTTTCAGTAAAGCCAATACGCAGTCAGGTGATAAGGGGGCTTATACCTGCGAGGTAACGGATTCTGCAGAACAGCCGCAGAGCATTACCTCTGATGCGTGTACAGTAACGGTTAATGGTGCGGGCGGATAAGGCTTATGGCAAAAGATCTGAAAACACTGGCGCTGGCCAGACTGTCGGGGTTCCGTCATAAAACGGTGAAGGTGCCGGAATGGGGAAATGTCAGCGTGGTGCTGCGGGAGCCTTCGGCAGAGGCCTGGTATCTGTGGCAGGAAGTGCTCAATGGTGATGGAGAGGATGACGATACCCTGTCGGTGGTGGCGAAAACCCGCCGTAACCTGGAAGCGGATGTGACGCTGTTCTGCGATGTCCTGTGTGATACTGACCTGCAACGGGTGTTCACTCCGGACGACCGTGAGCCGGTGCTGGCCGTCTATGGTCCGGTACATGCCCGGTTGCTGCGTCAGGCACTGGAACTGATCGCTGATGCAGAGTCGGCCAGAAAAAAGTAGCCCGCCCGGAAATTCGCTTTCTGATGCGACTTGCGCTCCGTCTGGGGCGCACCTTATCCGAACTGCGGCACAGCCTGAGTGCGAGCGAGGCGATGATGTGGATGGAGTTTGACAGGGTGTCCCCGCTGGGTGATGAGCGCGGGGATATCCGTAATGCACAGATCGTGAAAGCGGTTTTCGGGGCACAGGGGATGAATGTTGCACTGAAGGACGCCATGCTCTGCTGGGGCGAGGATGAGGATAAGCCGGAGGTGGATCCGTTTGCGGCGCTGGAAGACGCGCTGAGCTTTGCAGCAATGTCATAAATAATGATGAAAACCTGCTGTGGCAGGTTTTTTTGCCCGGAGAAAGGTGAATGGCGACGTTACGTGAACTGATTATCAAAATTTCGGCAAATTCACAGTCATTCCAGTCGGAGATCCAGCGGGCGTCCCGTATGGGCAGTGAATATTACCGGACCCTGCAGAATGGCGGGCGTCAGGCCGCTGCGGCAGCCCGGGAGCAGCGCCGGGCTCTGGCTGAGCTGAACAGCCAGTTGACGGAAATTCGCGGTTCTGCTGTCGGAATGGCTGGCGCATTTGCCGGTGCCTTTGCCACCGGACACCTGATTTCACTGGCGGATGAGTGGAGTTCCGTAAATGCCCGTCTGAAACAGGCATCACAGTCATCCGATGAATTTTCGTCATCACAGAAAGTGCTGATGGATATCAGCCAGCGGACGGGCACGGCATTTTCAGATAATGCGGCCCTGTTTGCCCGCTCGGCAGCCTCAATGCGTGAATATGGTTACAGTGCTGATGATGTGCTGAAGGTGACGGAGGCCATTTCCACGGGGCTGAAAATCTCCGGTGCCAGTACGGCAGAGGCGGGCTCGGTGATCACCCAGTTCAGTCAGGCGCTGGCGCAGGGTGTATTGCGTGGTGAGGAGTTTAATTCGGTCAATGAAAGTGGTGACCGGATCGTACGTGCACTGGCTGCGGGTATGGGCGTGGCCCGTAAAGATCTGAAGGCAATGGCGGATGACGGAAAACTGACAGCGGATAAAGTGGTCCCCGCGTTAATCAGCCAGCTGGGGATATTACGTGATGAATATGCGGCCATGCCGGAAACGGTTTCCAGTAGTATCACGAAGGTGGAAAACGCCTTTATGGCCTGGGTGGGCGGTGCGAATGAGGCCAGCGGAGCGACGAAAACGCTCTCCGGTGCGCTGAACGGTGTTGCCGGCAATATTGATAATGTGGCCGCGGCAGCAGGTGTGCTGGTTGCTGTCGGGGTTGCACGTTACTTTGGCAATATGGCCTCCGGAGCGGTGTCTGCCACGGCAGGACTTGTGACGGCTGCACGTAATGAAGTTGCACTGGCGGAAGCACAGTTCAGGGGAACGCAGATTGCCACGGCGCGGGCAAGGGCAGCCGTGTACCGTGCTCAGCAGGCCGTGGCGGCAGCCCGCGGGACGGAGATGCAGATTGCAGCAGAGGCCCGTCTGGCGGCCACACAGGAACGCCTGAACAGAAATATTGCTGCCAGAACCGCCGCCCAGAATGCGCTGAACAGTACAACGGCGGTGGGCTCACGTCTGATGAGCGGTGCGCTGGGACTGGTTGGAGGCGTACCCGGACTGGTGATGCTGGGAGCTGCCGCATGGTACACGCTGTACCAGAATCAGGAGCAGGCCAGGGAGTCTGCGCGCCAGTATGCACTGACGATAGATGAAATCGCGCATAAAACGCCGTCAATGTCTTTGCCTGAAGCCTCAGATAATGAAGGACGAACACGGGCGGCGCTGACAGAGCAGAACCGGCTGATTGATGAACAGGCCAGTCGGGTGAAATCCCTGCAGGAAAAAATCGCAGGATATCAGTATGTTCTGGCGAACCCGGGCTGGACGACCGGTGACGGATTCATGATAAACCATCTGACCTCGGTGAAGACCGTAACGGAAGGGCTTGCTCAGGCAACAGAGCAGCTTGCCGTTGAGCAGTCCCGTCTGGCACAGATGCAGGAAAAAGCGCAGTCCATTCAGGATGTGCTTGCCGGGCTGGAAGACCGTCGTGTGGCGTTAATTCGTCAGCAGGCGGCAGAGCAGAATAAGGTGTACCAGTCCATGCTGGTTATGAACGGTCAGCATACGGAATTCAACCGTCTGCTGGGGCTGGGTAATGAACTGCTTCAGCAGCGGCAGGGACTGGTGAATGTGCCGTTACGGCTGCCACAGGCCACTCTGGATGATAAACAGCAGAGTGCCCTGACAAAAACAGAGCGTGAGCTGGCCCTGTCCAGACTAAAAGGGGAAGAAAAAGAGCGTGTCCGACTGGGGTATGCAGCGGATGACCTCGGTTTTGTGGGTGATCCGTATCAGGAGGCGAGACAACGTTATATCAGTAATGCCCTGGAAGCCTGGCGCAATAACGAGGCGAATAAACCCAAATCCCGGGGTGGAAAATCAGAGACGGAAAAAGCGGAAGACAGTTTTTCCCGGCTGCTGAAGCAGCAGAAAGAGCAACTGGCACTGGCCGGTCAGAATACGGAGCTGGCGAAGCTGAAGTACCAGACAGCGCTGGGTGAGCTGAAAACCCTGACGGAGATACAGAAGCAGGAACTGCTGCGCAATGCGACCCTGATTGACCAGCAAAAAATCCGGGAACAGTTGCGATCCCGGGAAGAGACCCTGAAGAATGAGAATGCGGCTGCGCGTGCGTCGAATGATGCTGAACTGCTGGGGTACGGGCAGGGGGAACGAGCCAGAGAACGCATGCGGGAGTTGCAGCAGATCCGCGACAGCTTCCGCCAGAAGGATGCGGACCTTCAGTCTCAGTATCAGACCGGGGATATCAGTGAGGATTTTTACAGACAGGCACGGGCACAGAACGCGCAGTATCTGAGCGAACGCCTTAAGGACCAGGCAGCCTTTTATGCCGAATCGGATGTGCAGCGTGCGGACTGGCAGAAAGGGCTGCAGGAGGGATTCAGTAACTGGGTGGATAATGCGTCCGATTACGCCTCACAGGCAGCACAGCTTGCGACGGAGGGTATCTCAGGGATGGTGAATAACATCACGGAGATGCTGAACGGAAATAAAGTGGAATGGCGCAGCTGGGCCTCATCAGTGCTACAGGAAATATCAAAAGTTCTTATGAATGCCGCGATTGTCAACGGGATCAGGACGGCGGCAAACAGTATGTCCGGTGCAGGAGGATTTCTCGGCAGCATTGGTGACTGGCTGGGCGGGGCGGTGGCCAATGCAAAAGGCGGCGTGTATACCTCGGCAAACCTGAGTGCGTACAGCAACAGTATTGTGGATACGCCCACGTACTTTGCCTTTGCAAAAGGGGCGGGGCTGATGGGGGAGGCCGGTCCTGAAGCCATTATGCCCCTGACCCGGGCGGCGGATGGCTCGCTGGGTGTGCGCGCGGTGGGCAGTATGAACGGTAGTGCGGGTCTGGTGTATTCCCCGGTCTACCATATCGCCATTCAGAATGACGGGACTAATGGCCAGATAGGGCCGGAAGCTGCGGGCAGCCTTGTGCAGCTGATTGACCAGCGGGTGCAGGCGGTGATGTTGTCCATGCGACGTGACGGAGGAATGCTGAGTGGCTGAGATAAAAACGCTGCATCTGGTCCCGCGTGAAGGGATGCAGGTGAGTGAGAAACCGTCGGTGGCGAGGGTACGGTTTGGTGACGGTTATGAACAGCGCCGCCCCACAGGGCTGAATCCTCAACTGAAGACATTTCAGGCGGTATTCCGGGTGACGGATGAGGCGACCCGGTGCTGGCTGGATGAATTTTTATCGTGGCATGGTGGTTACCGTGCCTTTTTATGGCGACCGCCGAAACATAACCGGATGGTCAGGGTGGTATGCCGGGAGTGGAGCGTCACGGATAACGTCCGGTACAGTGATTTCAGCTGTACGATTGAGCAGGTGGTGAACTGATGCAGAATATTCATGAAGAAAGCCTGAACGAGTCGGTTAAATCAGAGCAGTCACCGCGGGTGGTGCTCTGGGAAATTGACCTGACGGTGCAGGGCGGTGAGCGGTATTTTTTCTGTAATGAGCTGAATGAAAAAGGGAAGGCGGTCACCTGGCAGGGGCGGCAATATCAGGTATACCCGATTGACGGCAGCGGTTTTGAGATGAACGGGAAGGGCAGCAGTGCCAGACCGTCGCTGACGGTGTCCAATCTGTTTGGTCTGGTCACCGGGATGGCGGAGGACCTGCAGAGCCTGGTGGGGGCCACGGTGGTCCGCCGCCGGGTGTATGCCCGTTTTCTGGATGCGGTGAATTTTGTGGCGGGCAATCCGGAAGCGGACCCGGAGCAGGAGCTGAGCGACCGCTGGGTGGTGGAGCAGATGTCAGAGCTGACGGCCATGACAGCCTCGTTTGTGCTGGCAACACCGACGGAGACGGACGGGGCGCTGTTTCCTGGTCGCATCATGCTGGCGAACACCTGTATGTGGGATTACCGGGGAGATGAATGCGGGTATAACGGTCCTGCGGTGGCGGATGAGTTCGACAACCCCACCACGGATATCCGTAAGGACAGATGCAGCAAGTGCATGCGCGGGTGTGAGATGCGCGGCATGGTGGCTAATTTTGGCGGTTTCCTTTCCATTAATAAACTTTCGCAGTAATGGATTATGCCCACCGTCAGGTGGGTTTTTTATTTAGTAGTTCTCTCAACTTTTCGTTCTGCTCTCTGAACTTTTCCTGTATTTCTTTTTGCATGGCGATAACCTGGGCTTGAAGTTGAACTAGCGCATCAACATTTAGCGGAACCGAGACGCTGTTAATTTTATCTGCTATTTCCCCGAGTGTATTTTCTGCATTCAAGGCATCTTCCAGTATCTGAACAATCTCTGAGTTCATAGAGCGCCCGTTTCGTTTGGCTCGTTCAGCTATAGCATCTCGCATTCCGTCAGGAAAACGGAGGTTGAACTTGTCGTAGTCTTTTACTTGTTTTTCGGCCATTGCAAATCTCTCAAAAAAAATCATGGTGCCATATTGCCATACGATTTCAATAGTGGCATTATGGCCTTCATGGCGTCACTTTGGCACCAAATAAAGGAGATTAGATAATGCAAGATACACTTTTCACTGAGCGCAAAAATATCAAACTCAACCTTCGCCTTCCATCACGGCTGAATGAAGACCTTCGCCGCCTGGCGGAAATGGACTGTATATCTCTGAACTCTGCAATTGTTCGTTTGCTGGCAAAAGGTGTTAGGGAAGAGGTGGCGAATGGTCGCTAAAAACAGCGAAGCCTCAATGGCTGCAACCATTGAGGCTTCTAAATTACCAGTTAACCACGAGAAAACTGATATGACTAGTTTAGCAATTGCAGATCGCACAATCAATGTTCCATTCCACGGAACAAATCTCTTTTTGGTTGGAATTAACAATGAGCCTTATGTTCCTATGAAGCCTGTTGTTGAAGGTATGGGGATGGTTTGGGCTGCTCAATTTGTTAAGTTAAAACAGAGGTTTGTCAAGGGTATTTCGGAAATCGAAATACCTTCTGCTGGCGGTAAACAGTTAATGACATGTCTTGCCTTTCGTAAATTTGCGGCTTGGCTTTCAAGCATTCAACCAAACAAAGTCCGCCCTGAAATCCGCGACAAGGTAATCCAGTATCAGGAAGAGTGTGACGATGTGCTCTACGAGTACTGGACTAAAGGCCATGTGATTAACCCGCGCAAAGCTAAAAAGGCATTGCCGGGGAAAATCACCACTGAACAGCAGGAAGCCATTAAACAACTCGTCATGAGTCGCGGTCAGTCTCTGCCAAAAGAAAAACAGGCGAAGGCGATGATCACCATGTGGTCGTCACTGAAATCTCATTTTGGGTGTTCATACAAAGAAATCAGCGAGGAGCAGTTTACCGAAGCTCTGTCACTTGCTGCTCGCGTTCCGCTTGAAGGAGAGTTAATCGGCAAACAAGAGAAGAGCACCAACGAGCTTTCCGCAAAAGAAGCAAACAGCCTTGTATGGCTATGGGATTATGCCAACCGCTCACAGGCATTATTCCGCGAATTGTATCCAGCGCTAAAGCAAATTCAATCGAACTATTCCGGCAGATGTTACAACTACGGTCATGAGTTCTCGTATGTTATTGGAATGGCGAGAGACGTTTTAATCAATCACACACGAGATGTTGATATTAATGAGCCAGACGGACCAACGAATCTTTCCGCATGGGTAAGGCTTAAGAACAAAGAATTACCTCCTTCACTACATCACTACTAACAGATTGCCAACGAAATGACCCAGCTTCGGCTGGGTTTTTTATCAGGAGTTCTCATGCTCTATAGCAATATATTGGCGCACGCCCGGCGATGTGCGCCAGCGGAGTCGTGCGGCTTCGTGGTAAGCACGCCGGAGGGGGAGCGGTATATCCCTTGTGTGAATATCTCTGCAGAGCCGGAGGCGTATTTTCGTATTGCACCGGAAGACTGGCTGCGGGCAGAGATGCAGGGGGAGATTGTGGCACTGGTCCACAGTCATCCCGGTGGTCTGCCCTGGCTGAGCGAGGCTGACCGGCGGCTGCAGATAAAAAGCGCACTGCCCTGGTGGCTGGTCTGCCGGGGTGACATTCACAAATTCCGCTGCGTGCCGCACCTGACGGGACGGCGCTTTGAGCACGGGGTGACGGACTGTTACACCCTGTTCCGGGATGCATACCATCTGGCGGGGACTGAAATGCCGGATTTTCATCGCGGGGATGACTGGTGGCGCAACGGTCAGAACCTTTACCTGGACAATATGGCGGTCACCGGCTTTTACCGGGTGCCCCTGTCCTCTGCACAGGCGGGCGATATTCTGCTGTGCTGCTTTGGTGCTTCGGTACCGAACCATGCCGCCATTTACTGCGGCAACGGTGAGCTGCTTCACCATCTGCCTGAACAACTGAGTAAACGGGAGAGGTATTCCGAAAAATGGCAACGACGAACGCATTCAGCCTGGCGTCACCGCCACTGGCACGTATCTGCCTTCACGGGGATTTACAACGATTTGGCCGCCGCCTCAGCCTGTATGTGAACACGGCAGCGGAAGCCATCCGGGCGCTGTCGTTACAGGTGCCGGGATTCCGCCGTCAGATGAACGAAGGCTGGTACCAGATACGTATTCGCGGTGAGGACACGGCACCGGAGGCGGTGTACGCCCGTCTTCACGAACCTCTGGGTGAGGGGGCGGTCATCCATATTGTGCCGCGACTGGCCGGAGCCGGAAAGGGCGGACTGCAGATTGTGCTGGGGGCGGCGGCCATCGTGGGGTCGTTCTTCACTGCCGGGGCATCAATGGCGTTATGGGGTTCAGCCCTGGCAGCCGGTGGTTTTTCTGCCACCACGATGCTGTTTTCACTGGGGGCCAGCATGATACTGGGTGGTGTGGCTCAGATGCTGGCCCCGAAGGCTAAAGTACCGGAGTACAAAAGCACGGATAACGGCAGACAGAACACGTACTTTTCCTCGCTGGATAACATGATTGCCCAGGGGAACCCGATGCCGGTGCCTTACGGGGAAATGCTGGTTGGCTCCCGGCGAATCTCTCAGGACATCAGTACCCGTGATGAAGGCGGTGACGGGAAGGTGGTGGTTATCGGGCGGCAGGCATAAAAGCGAAAAAATCCCGCAGTGACCGAAGGCTGCGGGAACAGAAAATGAAGATTAACCACAGGGGGTTTTGTTTTTATTGGCCCGAAAAAACTGTAACGCCCGGGAATGATATCTGCCACGGGGGCGTACAGAAAATGTGAAGATATTCAGAATTTTTATTCAGTCATGATACAGGCATCCTCCGGGATGCCTGTTGTTTTTGTGCGTAACAGTTATCACAGTAAAGGGTGAGACAATGGGCAAAGGTGGCGGCAAGGCGCACACGCCGGTTGAGGCAAAGGACAATCTTAAGTCCACGCAGATGATGAGCGTGATTGATGCGATTGGTGAAGGGCCGATTGAAGGTCCGGTGAAGGGGCTGCAGAGTATCCTGGTGAACAAAACCCCGCTGACGGACACGGACGGTAATCCTGTGATACATGGTGTGACAGCGGTCTGGCGCGCCGGGGAGCAGGAGCAGACACCACCTGAAGGCTTTGAGTCCTCCGGAGCTGAAACCGCACTGGGCGTGGAAGTGACGAAAGCAAAGCCGGTGACGCGCACCATTACGTCCGCGAACATTGACCGCCTGCGGGTCACCTTCGGGGTGCAGTCACTGTTGGAGACCACCTCAAAGGGCGACCGTAATCCCTCTTCTGTCCGACTGCTGATTCAGTTGCAGCGTAACGGTAACTGGGTGACGGAAAAGGATGTCACCATTAACGGCAAGACCACCTCACAGTACCTGGCGTCGGTGATTCTGGATAATCTGCCTCCCCGTCCCTTTAACATCCGGATGGTCCGGGAGACGGCGGACAGCACCACGGACCAGCTGCAGAATAAGACGCTCTGGTCGTCATACACCGAAATCATCGATGTGAAACAGTGCTACCCGAACACGGCGATTGTGGGGCTGCAGGTGGATGCGGAGCAGTTTGGCGGTCAGCAGATGACGGTGAACTACCATATCCGCGGTCGCATCATCCAGGTACCGTCAAACTATGACCCGGAAAAACGCACGTACAGTGGTATCTGGGACGGCAGTCTGAAACCGGCATACAGCAACAACCCAGCCTGGTGCCTGTGGGACATGCTGACCCACCCGCGCTACGGCATGGGAAAACGTCTGGGGGCGGCAGACGTGGACAAATGGGCGCTGTATGCCATTGCGCAGTACTGCGACCAGACGGTCCCGGATGGTTTCGGGGGCACAGAGCCGCGGATGACCTTTAATGCGTACCTGTCACAACAGCGTAAGGCGTGGGACGTTCTCAGTGATTTCTGCTCGGCGATGCGCTGTATGCCGGTATGGAACGGCCAGACGCTGACGTTCGTTCAGGACCGCCCGTCGGATGTGGTGTGGCCGTACACCAACAGCGATGTGGTGGTGGATGATAACGGCGTGGGGTTTCGCTACAGCTTCAGCGCCCTGAAGGACCGCCACACGGCGGTGGAGGTGAATTACACCGACCCGCAGAACGGCTGGCAGACCTCCACGGAACTGGTGGAAGACCCGGAAGCCATACTGCGCTACGGGCGCAACCTGCTGAAGATGGATGCGTTCGGTTGCACCAGTCGCGGTCAGGCCCACCGTGCCGGGCTGTGGGTGATAAAGACCGGACTGCTGGAAACGCAGACGGTGGATTTCACGCTCGGGTCACAGGGGCTGCGTCACACACCCGGTGACATTATTGAAATCTGTGATAACGACTATGCCGGGACCATGACCGGCGGACGTGTCCTGTCCATTGATGCCGCCAGCCGCACCCTGACACTGGACCGTGAGGTGACCCTGCCGGAGACAGGTGCCGCCACGGTGAACCTGATTAACGGCAGCGGTAAGCCGGTGAGTGTGGACATCACCGCACACCCCGCGCCGGACCGGATACAGGTCAGTACCCTGCCGGATGGCGTGGAGACATACGGTGTGTGGGGACTCTCCCTGCCGTCACTGCGTCGTCGCCTGTTCCGCTGTGTTTCCATCCGGGAAAACACGGACGGTACCTTTGCCATCACGGCGGTGCAGCACGTACCGGAAAAGGAAGCCATCGTGGATAACGGGGCCAGCTTTGAGCCGCAGTCAGGCACCCTGAACAGCGTCATCCCTCCGGCAGTGCAGCACCTGACGGTGGAGGTGAGCGCAGCTGACGGTCAGTATCTGGCACAGGCGAAATGGGACACGCCGAAGGTGGTGAAGGGCGTGAGCTTTATGCTTCGCCTGACCGTGGCCGCGGATGACGGCAGTGAGCGGCTGGTCAGCACGGCCCGGACGACGGAAACCACATACCGCTTCACGCAACTGGCGCCGGGGAGCTACAGGCTGACAGTCCGGGCGGTAAATGCGTGGGGGGCAGCAGGGCGATCCGGCGTCGGTATCGTTCCGGATTGCCGCACCGGCAGCGCCGTCACAGATTGAGCTGACACCGGGCTATTTTCAGATAACGGCGGTCCCGAAACTGGCTGTATATGACCCGACGGTACAGTTTGAATTCTGGTTTTCGGAGGCAAAAATCGCAGACACATCTCAGGTGGAAACCTCTGCCCGTTATCTGGGGACCGGCAGTCAGTGGAGTGTATCCGGCCCGCACATTAAGCCCGGGAAGGATTTCTGGTTTTACGTGCGCAGCGTCAACCTGGTGGGGAAATCTGCGTTTGTGGAAGTCAGCGGGCAGCCCAGCAATGATGGTGAAGGGTATCTGGAATTTTTCCGGGAAAAAATAGGAAAACTGCATCTGGCTCAGGGGTTGTGGGAACTGATAGATAACAGCCAGCTTGCAGATGAGATGGCGGAGATGAAGACCAGCATCACGGAAACCCGCAATGAAATCACACAGACGGTCAACAAAACACTGGAGAACCAGAGCGCCACCATACAGCAGATACAGCGCGTGCAGAAGGACACAAATGATGACCTGGCTGCGCTGTACATGCTGAAGGTTCAAAAAACGAAAGACGGCATTCCCTATGTGGCCGGGATTGGTGCAGGGATTGAGGATACTGATGGCCAGCCACTGAGCAACATACTGCTGCTGGCTGACCGTATCGCGATGATAAATCCGGAGAGCGGCAACAGCACGCCGTTATTTGTGGCGCAGGGGAATCAGCTGTTCATGAACGACGTGTTCCTGAAACGACTGTTTGCGGTGAGTATCACGTCATCCGGCAACCCCCCGACGTTTTCCCTGACGCCGGACGGGCGACTGACGGCGAAAAATGCGGATATCAGTGGCAGTGTGAATGCGAACTCAGGGACGCTCAACAACGTCACGATTAATGAGAACTGTCAGATTAAGGGGAAACTGTCAGCCAACCAGATTGAAGGCGATATTGTCAAAACGGTCAGCAAGTCTTTCCCCCGCACGAGCACTTATGCCAGTGGCACCATCACGGTAAGAATCAGTGATGATCAGAAGTTTGACCGGCAGGTCATGATACCGCCAGTGTTATTCCGCGGTGGTAAGCATGAGAATTTCAACAGTAATAACCAACAGTCATACTGGTATTCAACCTGCCGGTTAAGAGTGACCCACAATGGTCAGGAGATTTTTAATCAGTCCACGACGGATGCTCAGGGCGTATTTTCTTCAGTTATAGATATGCCTGCCGGACAGGGGACGCTGACACTGACATTCACCGTATCTTCATCAGGAGCGAATAACTGGACACCAACAACCAGTATCAGCGATCTGCTGGTTGTGGTGATGAAAAAATCCACAGCAGGTATCAGTATCAGCTGAATTTTATAACCCATAACGGGCGTCAGAAATGACGCCTTTTTTATTGCAGAAAAGCGAGAGGTAATTATGCGTAAACTTTATGCCGCCATTTTGTCCGCAGCCATTTGTCTGGCCGTATCCGGTGCGCCTGCATGGGCGTCTGAACATCAGTCCACGCTGAGCGCGGGGTATCTTCATGTCTCGACGAGCGTTCCCGGCAGCGATGAACTGAACGGGATTAACGTGAAATACCGTTATGAGTTTACGGACACACTGGGGATGGTGACGTCGTTCAGCTATGCAGGAGACAGGAATCGCCAGCTGACCCATTACAGCGATACCCGCTGGCATGAAGATTCCGTGCGTAACCGCTGGTTCAGCGTAATGGCGGGGCCGTCTGTGCGCGTGAATGAATGGTTCAGTGCGTATGCGATGGCGGGCGTGGCTTACAGCCGTGTGTCGACTTTTTCCGGGGATTATCTCCGCGTAACTGACAACAAGGGGAAAACGCACGATGTGCTGACCGGAAGTGATGACGGTCGCCACAGCAACACGTCTCTGGCGTGGGGAGCTGGCGTGCAGTTTAACCCGACCGAATCCGTGGCAATTGATATTGCTTATGAAGGTTCCGGCAGTGGCGACTGGCGCACTGACGGTTTCATCGTGGGTGTCGGCTATAAATTCTGATTAGCCAGGTAACACAGTGTTATGACAGCCCGCCGGTTCAGGCGGGCTTTTTTGTGGGGTGAATATGGCAGTAAAGATTTCAGGTGTGCTGAAAGACGGCACAGGAAAACCAATACAGAACTGCACCATTCAACTGAAAGCCAGACGGACCAGCAGCACGGTGGTGGTGAACACGGTGGCCTCTGAAAATCCGGATGAAGCCGGTCGTTACAGCATGGACGTTGAGTACGGTCAGTACAGCGTCATTCTGTTGGTGGAAGGATTCCCGCCGTCACATGCCGGGACCATCACCGTGTATGAAGATTCTCAACCCGGTACGCTGAATGATTTTCTCGGTGCCATGTCGGAGGATGACGTCCGGCCGGAGGCACTGCGCCGTTTTGAACTGATGGTGGAAGAAGCAGCGCGTCACGCAGAGGAGGCGAAGAAGAATGCCGGAGAAGCAGAGACGTCCGCGAGGAATGCCGGCATATCAGCCAGTCAGGCAGAAGAGAACGCTGCAAATGCTGACACTTCAGCAGGGGATGCATCGGAGTCAGCCCGGCAGGCGGCAGAAAGTGCAGCCGCTGCAAAGCAGTCAGAGGAGGCGTCCTCGTCCTCGGCCTCTGCGGCCGCTCAAAAAGCCAGTGAGTCATCACAAAGTGCAGCAGAAGCTGAATTGTCAAGAAAGACGGCAGAAAGTGCAGCCGGTAATGCAGCCAGGGATGCAACGACCGCAACAGAAAAAGCCCGGGAGTCAGCAGAAAGCGCACAGTCAGCGGAACAAAGCAGGATAGCGGCGGAAGAAGCCGTAAACCGAATCCCGACCGTGGTGGGGCCTCCCGGGCCAAAGGGGGAACAGGGGCCCGCGGGTCCTCAGGGGCCGAAGGGAGATAAAGGAGAGCGTGGCGACACCGGCCCGGCAGGGGCAACCGGTGAACGGGGGCCGGCAGGTGATGCTGGTCCGGCAGGCCCGCAGGGGCCGAAAGGCGACAGGGGAGAGCGGGGAGAGACCGGTCTGACGGGAAATGCAGGTCCACAGGGTCCAAAGGGAGATACCGGTGCGGCAGGCCCGGCAGGCCCACAGGGACCGAAAGGAGAAACAGGTGCGGCTGGCCCGGTGGGGGCAACCGGACCTCAGGGACCGAAGGGCGACCCGGGGGAGACACAAATACGGTTCCGTCTGGGGCCGGGAAACATTATTGAGACAAACAGCAATGGCTGGTTCCCGGATACAGATGGCGCACTCATCACCGGACTGACCTTTCTTGACCCCAAAGATGCCACACGGGTTCAGGGGTTTTTTCAGCATTTGCAGGTCAGGTTTGGTGACGGGCCGTGGCAGGATGTCAAGGGGCTGGATGAAGTGGGCAGTGATACAGGCAGAACAGGAGAATGACATGAACATACTAAAAAAACTTATGCAGCGTCTGTGCGGTTGCGGAAAGCATGATGACCGTGAAAACGGGGAGTTACTTACAGCACAGCTGCGACTGGGACCGGCAGACATTCTGGAGTCCGATGAGAATGGCATTATCCCGGAGCAGGCCAGGGTAATCACGCAGGTGGTGATACTGGATGCGGATAAAAAGCAGATACAGTGCGTGGTAAGACCGCTGCAAATCCTGCGTGCTGACGGGACGTGGGAAAATATTGGCGGAATGAAATAG